AAGAAATTCAATGGCCAGGAGTTCAATGGAAACAAAAGTGTACACCAGCAACTCCATGTGAGTTTTGTGTAGATGATAATAAACTTAATTGCCCTGACACAAGATTAGCAAGATTAGTAGAAACACCATGTTTAAATTTAGAACTAGGTCCTCTTGGAGGAACTCTTGCTAATGGTACATACTTTGCAACTATTGCATATGCAATTAAAGGACAAAGAGTAACAGATTATTTTTCACCTAGTAACACTCAACCTATTTGGTCTCCTTTGGATTTACAAGGAGCTTTATCATTAGAAGTAAATGCTGATACAGTAAACTTTGATGAGTTTATATTAGTTATTGTATTTAATGTAAATCAACAAACAGTAGCTAAACAGATTGGTATTTACTCTACCCAAACTAAAAGAATTGAATTAGATAGAATCAAAGAAGATTTAATTACTGTTCCTATTGAACAAATTCCTCTTCAGACTCCAGTTTATGAAACTTCAGATCAAATGACTGAGGCTAATAATTATTTACTTAGAGTTGGTCCTAGAACTAAATTTGATTTTAATTATCAACCATTAGCTAACTTAATAAGATCTAAATGGGTATCAGTAGAATATCCAGCAGACTATTATATAAAAGGTGGAAATAAAGGTAGTTACTATAGAGATGAGGTATATGCATTCTTTATTCGTTGGGTTTATAATACAGGTGATAAATCAAATAGTTATCATATTCCAGGAAGACCTCCTCAATACTATAACTATCTAAATCCACAAGGGGTTGCAAGTTTAGAGTATGAAACAGACTCAGGTATATTTGATCAAAATAAATTAGAGGGTACAGAAGAATTATTTGAAACATATAATACAGCAACAGTCCTTGGACTTCCTGCAGCATTAAATACTACATTACCAGATGGTGGTAAAGTAATTGGTTATGGTGATATGGGGTATTGGGAATCAACAGAAATATATCCTAATAATCTACCAGAAATTTGGAATTCAAGTGAGCATTGTTGGACTGGTCCTAGAGGTCAAGACCAATATATAACGGGACCTAATGCTGGACAATATGTAAATGATTTATGTGGTAAACAAATTAGACACCATAAGTTTCCAGATAATGGAACAGATACTGGACCAAATAGTGTAACACTTCACTATAAACCAAATGTAGCTAATAATTCAAATGAATTAAACATTAGAATTCTTGGTGTTGTATTTGAAAATATTCTTCTTCCAGTAGACAATGAAGGAAAGTTAATTGAAGGTATAGTAGGTTATGAAATCTTAAGAGGATCAAGAGAAGGTAATAGAACTATTCTTGCAAAAGGAATGATTAACAACTTTAGAACTTTTGAAAATAAGAGTTATCCTCTTAATCAAGCAGGTTCTACTGTTAGAGGATTGTATGCTAATTATCCATTTAATACAATCAGACCGGTACAAGCTTCTTCACTAGTAACACCTTTTTCAGATCCATACATTAAATCAAAGATTGGTCAACAAGTTCCTTTGGATATTACATCAATCCATTCTCCAGATTTAATGTTTAGTACACCATATCTTTCTGCTACAGAATTAAAAATATATGGTGAGTTAAGAGGATATTCTCAACAACAATTTAAATATCCACAAGATCATCCTGAGTTTAAATTGCTTAGTAATCTTGTAGTTGCTGTTGCGTTTATTTCAGGAGCTGCTCAAGGTGTAATATCAATGATTGGTAAAAGAACATTGAATCAACCAGATGTTACCGGAGTTCTTCAACAATTAATTAGTTCAAGTGGTATTGCAGTTACTAATCCTACACAAATTTCATCTTTATCAGGAGCAACAAAAACAGCAATTGAAAACTATAATGATTATTTAAGAAATTACTATGGTGGAACACTACCTATTCTAGATGCTTTACAGATTATTAACCCTTTTGGTGGTTATAGTGCAACATCAGTAAATCAAAGATTAAATATATTAACCAATGTAGTTAATAACAGTGCGGCAGCTTCTGGAATAATTCCTATGTCTATTACAGGTAATATTGAATTTCCAGATAGTGCGTATTTGCCTCCAGTACTTTCATCACTTGGAGCTCTTAATAGGTTATCTTTTTATTTTTCGGAAGGAGCAGACTTAGCAATTAGAGCATTCTATACATTTATACCATACCAACAATATGCATTACAATGTATTGGTCATGGCTTATACAATAGATGGGGAGCATTTAATAGAACACAGGTTCAAAGATTTAAACTTGAGGATTCTTTTTATATTAGAGATAATATACAACAAGTACCCGCATATCAATTAAATACTACAGGTCAGTATGTAAGATATACAATTAATAACTTACAACGCGGTGATACTGTAACTTTAAGAACATTGACTGGACCTTACTATAATCCAATTGCTTATCCAAATGGAGCAAGTACCGGGCCTTATGAGATTACTGCATTTAAAGATAATTCATTAATTACTCTTTCAGCTTTTGATGGTAATACAACTATTGCATCTAACGGAACACTTAATCCAATTGCAAACTATCCAACATGGGAAGATCCAAGTGCTTCATTCTCATCTCAAATTGCAAGTCACTATGCAGGTTTAAAATTTAGAATTAGAAATTTATATGGTCAGTTAGATTCTATAAAACAAATTCCAATTACACCATGTGAGCAAAAGTTAAGTGACTATGTAGTTAATACAGGATTTTATACAGCATGTCCTTCGGATCCTGGTACATCATATTCAGTAAATCAAATATATAGAACTCAAATTTTCTTTGGGGGAGATATTTTTATAAATAGATATACTGAAAAGAACTCAATGCTTTTCTTCTATAACTGGTTATATGATCAGCCAGATGGTTTTGAATATAACTACAAGTTATACAATATGATTCCAGATGCTAGATTCTGGGTTAACTCTAAGAAATATGATGTTCAAGATTTAATTCCAAATAGCTTTGGTCCATCAATGCAACCGGGTACAGGTTCATTTCCAACTAAATTTTATAAACTTGATAATAAAAACTACAGGTTTAATAATGATACAGTTGTTGATTATCCAGGTGTGTTTAGAGTTAATGACTCATACTTTTATCTTGCTAACTCAGGTGTTAGAGATTTCTTTGTAGAATCTGAAGTTCTAGTAGACTTTAGAATTGATGGTGAACTTGAATTTGAAAAACATTATAATCCTTATAGATACACTGATTTAGTATCTATGTTTGATACTGATCCACAAATCATTACAAGAGGTAATATTTGGAGATATGATTATTCACTTAGTATTACTAAGTTGTTTAATCAATACTTCTCATCTGGTAATTTACAAAGTAGATACTATAATCCTAAGGTTGCAAAACTATGTTATACATACTATCCAGATAGAATTATTTATTCATTACCACAACAAGAAGAATCTTCAAAAGATAGTTGGTTTGTTTTTCTTGTAAATAACTATAAAGAATTTAAGTCTCAAATTTCCGCAGTTAAGCCAATTAATAAAAGTGGTATTATCATTACATTTAAAAATGATAGTCCATTGATGTATCAAGGTGTTGACACATTACAAACAGAACTAGGTACTAAAGTGACTATTGGTGATGGTGGATTATTTAGTCAACCGCCTCAAGCAGTTTCTAATTCAGATAAACCATATGAGTATGGTTCATCTCAAAATAGATTATCTGTAATTGGTACACCAGCGGGTATTTATTATATCTCACAAAACCAAGGTAAGATATTCTTATATGGTGGAGGTCTAAAAGAAATTTCTCAAGCTGGATTAAAATGGTGGTTCTCTGAATTTTTACCATATAAACTAACTGATGATTTCCCTGACTACCCATACCAAGATAACCCAGTATCCGGTATTGGTTGTCAATCAGTATATGATAATGAAAACTCTATTGTATACTTTTCAAAGAAAGACTATAAGTTAAAGCAACAGTTTGTTGGTCAGAATGTTATTCAATATGTACCTTTAATTACTTCTGGTAAAAATAAAGGTAAAGGTGATTATTTTACTAATATTAATTTCCCAGGATCTACATACTTATTAGGAGATGAAGCTATTTTTGATAATGCTTCTTGGACGGTTAGTTTTGACCCTAAAAATCAATTCTTTCTTTCTTTCCATGACTGGCATCCAGATTTAACTTTTCCAACTAAGAATACATTCTTAACAACAAAATTTAATGGTATATGGAAACATAATAGTGGTTGTAATAGTTACTGTAATTTCTATGGAACTAATTATCCATTTGAGATAGAACTTCCTATTATTACAGGTCAAACGGTTACAACACTAAAATCAGTTGAGTACATCTTAGAATCTTATAGAAAAGAACCTAACAACTGTGTAGATCAATTCCATGTGCTTGACTTTAATTTTGACAGAGCTTTAATATTTAATTCAGAACAAGTATCTGGGTACCTTAACTTAAATATATTCCCTAAGAATAATGTTACATTAAGTGAGCAGTATCCTAAATTAAATCAATCTAACTTAACTTCTTTTGATATCTTATTTAGTAAAGAAGAAAATAAATATAGATTTAACCAGTTCTGGGATATTACTAAAGATAGATCAGAGTTTCCAATTGGATCAGACTATCCTCCAACAGGACCTGTTATTCCTGGAACAACAGTATTACAAGGTAACTACGCTGATAGATTTATTTGGATAACACAACCAAATGGATATGTTAAAGATTTAAATCCTGCTAATCTTGATTTTCAAAAACCAGAAACTCAAAGAAAGAAGTTTAGACATTACTTAAACTTTATTAGATTTATCAAAGATATTTCTACGGATACCAACATGATAGTTAAAATTACTAATACCAAGAATCAAATCTCCCCTAGATAATGTATAACAAAAGATTACTTTCTAAAATTGATTTGGGAAAATACAATAAGCCAAATCCATATTCAAAGGATATTATTACTGATCCACAGGGTCAGTATAAATATCCAGGTAAACCTACTAGAATACCTTCAAGTAATATTACAATGAAAGGGGTTGGTTACCCAGTGCTTGGTATAGCAGATAATGGTCAAAAGCAAATGATGCAACCAGGACAAGATTATAATTTTCCAGGAGCAAAGTATGTTGATGAATATCCACAAATGAGAAAAGGTGGTGGAATAAATTCTAAAAAATATACTAGAAGTTTAGAAGGTATAGGAGAGTTATTTAGAGAGTCTGCTTTGTTTAAAAAACCTAAGTCTAAAAAGAAAAAATTCTTTCATCCAAATGCAAAGTATTTTCAAGATGGTGGAATAACTTCACAAGAAGAAATAGATGCAGCTAATGATGCTATGATGAAAGCAAGATTGGCTTATGCACAAATGCATGGTAATCCTGCTGCTCAAAGAATGGTGGTAGCTCCTGATCAACCATATTTATTTGATTATGGTGATACTGGAACTCATTATATGGCATCTATGGGTAATTATGCAGTACCACTGATTCAAGATGTTAATGGTCAGCTTATGTTAGGAGACTATGGTCCTGAATCTGCAGAAGCTATGAGATTTGATAATCCTGAAGATGCAATGTATTTTGCTAAAAATTACAAAAAAATAACTCCAGATGAATCTTACAGAAAAGAATATCAAGATGGTGGTGAACCAAAGAAACAAAGATTTAGTAAAAAAGATTCTGAAAGATTACCTGAAGATGAGTGGGCACAATATGTTTCACAATATCCTGCTGTAGTTGTACGTCCAAGTGCTGAACAAGTTTCTAGAGTTAAAGCTCAAAAACGCGGAATGTTTAGAAACAGCGGAATGTTTAGGAACAAAAAAATTTATAACGAGTATCCAGAAAATAGACAAATAAGTGAATCAACAGCTGTAAATAATATTTTTCAAAAACCACAACCAAGTTTTATTGGTAAAGATCCATTTAAACATAGAAGTGAGGTAATACATAAACAAAGAGTAGCGACTGCAAAAAATATTAGAGCAAAGAGTGCAAATGTAAAGGAATATTTTTCTGATTATCATAATTCTCCAAGATATTTAGAAATGCTTGAAAAAAGTTCTCCAGATAGGTTTGCAGAATATTGGGTAAATAGAGATGAAAATCTTAAGACACCAATTGTTCATATTGAACATGAGCAACCAATTGATAGTCCAAATACTGGAGGATTTTCAATGAGTGATACTGGTGATATAACAGTACTTCCTCATGGACAAGGTGTTCAAGGTTTACTGCCACACGAATGGTCACATTCAACTGATAGACCACGTGGTGGTTATTCAAGACAAATACCATTTAAAGATCAGTTGTGGATAAGTCAACATAGAGCAAAAGATTGGTTTTCTTCTCCTGAATTTGCAAAAAAATCTGCTGAAGAAAGGAAAGCACATTTGCAATCAAAAAATGATCCTAGTTATCAAAGATTTTTAAAAGATAAAAAAGAATGGTATGACTATGTAGGAGAAGATACTGAGACCAGAGCAAGATTAAATGATATAAGATATCAAGCAAAACAAATGGGTATATATGATCCATTTACAGAAAAAGTAACTCCTAAAACTTTTAAGAAATTACTTAATACAAATTTTGAATCACCTTCTAAAGAAGGTTTTGATGCATTAAAACAATTAAAAGATGTTTATACTGATGAAGAAATATTTTGGATGTTAAACAATATTTCTAAAAATCAAGATAAAGGTCAGGATACCACTCAACCTCAAATGGGTAAGTATGGTAGAATTATAAAACAATTTGCTCCAGGTGGTGTAGCATCTCCAAAAGACTTAGATCCTGAACATATGAAAAAATATCTTGCAGATCTTAGAATGCAAGAGAACAGTATTAGAAAAGGATATAAAAATGGTATGTGGTATCCGCATGCAAGTGTGGAAGGTGGTGCAGATACTATTGCTTATGGTCATAAACTTACACCTAATGATTCTGCATTACGTAGAGGGATTTCAGAAGACCAAGCATTAAAATTACAAGAACAAGATGTATTAAAGAATCAAGCGCTTGCAAAAAAACAGATAGATAAAAAATATGGTACTGGTACATTTGATAATCTTCCTCAAGATTCACAAATGCTATTAGTGGACTATCAGTATAACTTAGGTACACTTTCTGGATTTCCAAGTTTTGTTAAAGCAACTGTAGAGGGCAATAAGGAACAAATGTTGGCTCAGCATAAAAGATTTGGTGCAGGCAAACCTCTTACTAAAAGAAATGAATGGACAGCTAATGTGATCAATAATTTGGAGATTCCAAAACCGTATGATCCAATGAAAGAAGTTACTGTACCATTAGCTAATGTACCAGATGCAACAAATGTAGTTCAACCTGTAATGCCTGAAGGACCTACTGAAGTAGAATTGCCGCCACAAAAATATCAAGGTGGTGGTGTTGTAGAATTAAATGGTAATCAATATGTAAAGAATCCAGCAAATGGAAATTGGACATTTACATCTGGCGCTCCAGTAACTGATACCATGACATTACAAAAACTTAATTATGGTGAAGGTAAACCTGTGGGTAGTCCTGCAGTACAAGAGGCTCCTGGAAGACAAAAGGCAAAAGAAAATATAGTAGCTGCATCTAAAAATGTTAAGCCGCTACAGCCTATTGAAAGAAATGTTCCAATAGGTAATGTATCTGATGCAACTACAGTTGTTCAACCATTTATTCCAAAACCTTCCTTTGTAGATCAACCTAGTCCTGCAAAGTCATTAGCAGATTCACAAAAGCTATTACAAGATGAAGCTCAAAGATTAATTACTTCTGGAGCTGCAAGAGATATGGGCGTTACTGCAAAATATCTTAGTCCACAAAATGCAAACTCTGCAAATCCAAAATCATTACAGCAGTTAATGATTGAGGAAATGACTAAGAAAGATTTTCAAAAAAGATTAGATCAGTCTCGTTTAAACAAAGTAAATAAAAAATGGAATGAATCATCTATATTAGGTAAAGCTGGAGATGTAACAAGAAGTTTCTTAGCTGACCCTATTAATGTTACTGAAGAAGCAATTTGGGGAGACCAATATTTACCAGATAGAGCTAACATTCTAAGAGATCCAAGAAACCCATTAAACGCATATTATAGAAAAGAAACTGGTTATGATAACAGTGGATTAAATAATATGGTTAATATGATTAATCCTTTCTCATCTGCAGCAGATGCTACAGTATACGCAAGACAAGGTAACTTGCTTGGTACTGCAAAAGAATTTGGTGAAGGACTATTAAAAGCAGCTGTAGTAACAAAAGTTCCAGGAGCATTAAATTCATTAATGTCTAGACGTGTTGGTTTAGGTGCATTAGGTACTACAGATTTAGGAACTATTGCTGGAGGAGCAGGTGTTGCATCCGGTACTCTTTCTTTACCTACAACAGCTAGAGCATTATATAAAGCTGGTCAAACTGGTAATAAAGAAGATATTAGAGCTGCAGTAAATCAAGCAGGTATGAATGCATTAGATTTTATTGCTCCTGAAGTAATAGGATCAAAAGGTGCATTAAGTGCTTTAATGAAAGGAGAAAGATTAACTCCTCTTCAACAGTTGTCACGTCAGAATATACTAAGGGGATCTGCAACTAATGCTTTAAATGATTTGAGACTTTCTACTCCAGGATTAGATAATGCTCTTGATATGAGTAGAAACATTAGAAATTATAGAGAACAAAGTGCTGTGCCAGCTTCTACTTTTTTAGAAAATAGTTCACGGCCTCAATTGACATTGACAGATTTAATGAATAATAGAAGAGAAGTAGATAGGCTTATACAAGAGTTAAGAAATCAGGGTGATACAAATTCAGAATATTTTCAAGCAGTACTTGATCAAAGGGATCATCTTACAAGACAAATTGATAATATTAATTTTCAAAAAACAAATGAAAGAGCATTTACACAACTTCAAAGTGAATTAAATAATCAAACAGCTAATGCTAATATTCCAAGTCAACCAATGTCTAATCTTGCTTTACAAGCGAGAAGAAATGAAATAAATGATATTGCAACAGCATTAAGAAATGAGTCTGGAAAAGATAGTCCATTTTATAGGGCTGCTGTTGCAGAAAAATTAGGAATTGATTCTAAGATAGCAGCACGAGATGAACACATGAGAGCTACATTAGCTTCATTGGAAGCTAACCTAAGTGGAGATGCTGCAAGAATTGCACAAGCAAACGATAGATTACAAGTTGCTAATGAAAACTTACAAATTACTGACCCTGCTTTTTATCAAGAATATACTGGGCCAGTTGATGCACCTATAACTGCTGGTTCATTTGATACAACAAAACCGACACCAGGTGTAACAGAATATACAGGTTCTAATTTACCAGCTCCTGTTAGAACATCACAAGTGTATAGTAATATGGGTAGACCAGGCACTCCTCCAGTTAAATTTAGTGAAACTACTAGACAAGCATTAAGACGTAGACCAGATAGATCACGTATGACATTAGAAGCTCAATTGAGAGATGCTGAAGATCCAATTGATTTTGTTAACAGACTGCGTAATCAATATGCAAATGGTAATATTAATAGAGAAGTTTATGATGAATTATTAGGTGGACTTAAAGATTCTGTAAAACCTATATCTGATGGGTGGGAAGATTTTGATTTCTTCAAGGAAATAGCAGCTACTAATCCTGATAAACCATATACTGGAAGTATGCTTTCAAGAAATGAAGTATTGAATGAGTTAATGGCAATTCCAGATGAAGCACTAGATGATGTACTTAGGACTGCATATGGTTACGGATTAGATGATATTGAATTTTTATTTAATAATCCTGGTATTTCAGATCAAGCAATAAAAATTGGAATGAATCAAGTGCTGGATGATTATACATTTATGGCAAAATATAACACACCTAATCCTAATGCACCAGCTTTAGATTTCAGAAATAGACAAACTCTTTCACCACAACTAAGAGGTAATGGAGATGACTTAGGTATGTTAAATATATCTAAAAAATCATTAGATAAAATTGAAAAAACAAGATATTCTAATCAACCACAAACTACAGGTACTATTTCTTATAGTAATACTGAAGTTGCTGATTTACCAAAAGTTATAGATAAAAAAGTTATTGTAAACAATAAAGAACTTAAAGAACAAATTGATGCATATGAAGAAGCTTTTTCTCAAATCCCACAAGGTTCTCTAAATCCTGTGCATAGAGATATTAGAAATAAACTTGAAGACTTAAAAGCAACACAATGGTTAAGAACTGAATATGCTCAAGAGCTTCGTGCAGCAGGATTAAGTCCAGATGAAATTGAAAAAATCACAATTGTAACATCAGGTCCTGGAGCAAAATCTATGATAGATAAAGATGGCAATGTAATTGGTACTTTAAATTTTAGTGAAAGTATACATGAGGGAACAAAATATAGCCAAATTGGATCAACAGGTTTAAGTACTAAATATCATGGTTATAATTTAAAAGCTTCTGGATTTAAAAATTGGGATGAAGCTCAAGATGCATTAGCTAAAAGATACTTAGATGAAGAGTTAAATAAAATTACAAATGCGTCAGACAGAAAGAATCCTATTGTTGTTAAGTCATTAACTAAGAAAAGTAATGAAAGAGCTGCTGCAGAAATTGTACAACTACAAAGAAATAACAATAATAGATTTGGCGAAGCTCTTTATAGAGGTGTGCATCATGGTATTAAAGATACTAGAGGTGGTATTGGAACCAGAGAACATTTTGCTGAAACAAATTTAATTGATCCAATTACAGGTTTAGGAGTTAGAAGATATAGAGCAAAAGATTATTGGGCAAGTCAAATGAGACAAACTAATGATAAAGGTGTTGCTAAAGCAGGAAGAATGTATGGCCCACGTACAGAATCTGATATTCAATGGGGTGATGACGGACCTATCTTTATTTTAAGAAAGAAAGGTGGTGATGTTCCTAAACTTTTAAGGTTTACCAGATAAATTTAAAATTAGTATATTTAATATATAAGGTATAAAATGAAAAAATCCAATATGCCACTTTATAAAGCTCAAATGGGCGGAGGTACAGAGCAGAATGAGATGTATGCTAGAATGGCTACTTCCGTTCAACAGGCTATTAAAAGAGGTCAGACGCCACAAGATATCTATGAATCACTTATTGCACGTAAGATGGATCAGAAACTTGCTATGCAATTAGTTTCATCTGTGGTTAAGTATATGATGGAAGCTGGTGAACTTGAAGAAGATGCTTTAGATCAAGCAGAACAAAAAGATGCTGCAGAAATTCAAGCTATGGAGCAAGAGAAAGCGCTCATGGCAAATGAAAAAGATGCAGCTGCTCAACAACAAATGGATCAATACCGTCAACAAAGTATGGCTGCAGCTATGGATACATCTGCTGCTGATATGGCTGAAGAAGAAGATGCAAATAGTACGGAAGAAATATTTGGTTTTCAAGACGGTGGTCAACAAACAAGCTATGCGTCTCTCTATGAAAACTCTGATGGTACAGAAGTTGAGGAAGAAGAAACAACTACTCCAGATGGAAAATTTAGTTTAGACACCTTAGTTGAAAATACTGCCGGTACACAGAATCTAAACTTTCCTGGATTAGAAGAGTATTACCTACCGTATAGTCCATTAGCTAGTGATAGTCTTGACTTGCCTGATATGTCTACCCCTACTGCAAAATATGGTGGTAGTCAAAAGAAAAAGTTTGCAAAGAATGTAATGAACTTACTAAAGAAGCAGGCTGGTGGAATGCAAGAAGATGAGGTTGTTGATGCAGGTATTGCAAAACAAACTGATGACTTAACAGGAACAGTAAAGAAAAAGAAAACAAACTTTATTGATGCTGTTGGTAATACTGCTAAGAAAGTTAAGATAGATGAGTGGTTTGAGAAACTAAAAGAAACTCAAGATCCTTTATTAGATCAAATTCTATCTCCGGTACCCCAAGGAGATCCTGCACAAGAACAAAAAATGCAGATAGATCAAGCAATGGGTGAAGACCAAATGCGTAGAGGTGGTCAGAAGAAAGCTAAAAGAAAGTATAGAAACCTTATTGAAAAAACTAATAGATTACTAGGAGTTGAAGGAATGTATCCATCAAACTTTGGTGATATTCCTGTAAATAGTTACAATAAGTTTCAACCTTTTATGCAACAAAGTTTTGAAACTATTGATGTTCCTACATTAGAAAAATATTTTTCTGATTTATCTAGTATCTCTTCAGGTCAACAAGATCAACCAATAATGCCAATGATTGATGTTTATGAAACAGGATTCTTTGGTAGACCTAAGAAATATAGAATTTTTTATCCTCAAGCATCTCTAGGTACAGCAGAACAACAAGCAGAAGAAGCAACTCTTAAAAACAATATTGAGAATGATCCTAATGCTGAAGTAACTGTAAGTACTAGTGAAGTAAATTTACAAGTTCCTGGTGATCCAAAAGAAATGCCAAGTACTGATTTTATTCAAGGTTATGCATCTGGTGGGCAGTATGGTGGATTTGTAGATCCATCTATACCAAGTTTAACTAAATTTATTTATGGTGGAAATGATTTTCCTGAAGAAGCAAAGAATGTAAATGATCCTTACTTTACAGATATGGGTCAGTATCAAGATGGTGGAATGACATTTCCAAATGCAGATGAAGATCCAGAAAATCCTATGCATCATTTAAGTATGTATAGCCAAGCTTCTGATATTTTTCATCAACCAATGAATACGGTTGAGCAAGCTAAAAAAGGTGGTCCAACAAAAGCACAAGCAAGAAGAGTAAGGAGAGCACAAAATTCTATGTTAAGAGATAACTTAATTCCTATTAATAGATTTATTGACTATGAAGGTAGTTATGCTCAACAAATGGGTATGCCTACTATTTATAATTCAGATACTATTTATTCTGGTTCAATGACTGGAGCTCCATTAGTTTTTTCTGATGTAACTAAAAGAGGAATTTTTGGAGCACCTAAGCAATGGACAGACTATTATATGGTAGAAGATGATAGTTCTAATGTAGATCTAAGTCAACACCCTATGTTACAAAAATCATCACAACAAGAAATGCAAGGTGGTGATGATTATAGTGATCTAGGTATTAGAGCTAGAATGGCTATTAATAAAGGTGAAAGAAGAACTGAAAGACAAAGAGCAAGAGCAGAAGAACAAGGTTATCAAATGGGAGGTGAGTCAGAATTTGTACAATCTCCAGAAGATGAAAACTTTGAATTTTATAGAAGACTTGAAAAAGGTATGTATACTCCTCCTCCAATGATGAGAAGAGGTGGTAGACTTCCTATGGCTTTTGAAGGTTTAGAAAATACTCCAGTATCATATACATCTAATCCTGCATTAGAAGGACAAACAGAAGTAGATTTTACTGTTAATACAGCAGGTAATACAAACTTACAACCTTCTAGTTTTTGGTCTAATTTTCAATCTACTGAAGTACCTGGTCCAGCTATTCAGCAACCAGAACAAATCAATATTCAACCTGAAAATGTAGAAGAGTATCAAGCTACTAAATCTACTACAGCTCCAAAAATGCCCGATCCAATTAAAGGTAAAACTTTAGTTCAAGTAAATAGACAAAGAGAAGATATTAGAACGGTTGATCCAGAAGCAGCACTTAACATGTTTAATTCTGCTGCCAACTTTGGATTAGGTCTTGCAGGTAGAAAAGAACAGAGAGAACAAGAACGTCAAATGTATGAACAAAACTTTAATCCTATGAAGCTTTATGGTGTTAAAGCAAGAAAGGATAGAGGTGACTGGGAAGTAAACCAAGGTTCATATAGAGATCCTGGTTCAATTAGATTAGGTAGATCAAAACAGTTTGGAGGCCCTATGACTGATCCAAATGAAGATGATGTAATGTACATGACTGATGAGCAGATCCAAGAATTTATGGCTGCCGGAGGTGAAATTGAATTTTTATAATTTTGTCACATGTTTCGTAAAGTAAGAATTAAAAAATTGCCACAAGCTAGAACTGGTTACCAAGTAAATGGTTCTCTTAAAAATGATGTTGCTGGTTTTGGTGGAGCAGACTACAATCATTATATTGGAGTTCCAGATATGGAAATGAGCAGATATATTACTGCTGTGCCAAGAGAGGAAGCTAATCTTGAAGCAGAGGGTGGTGAAACTGTTTATGGTGATCTCAATGGAGATAACTTTCCAGAACACAAAATCATAAAAGGCCCACGTCACTCTGAAGGTGGCGTACCTTTAAAGTTACCAGAAGATAGCTTTATTTTCAGTGATACTAACTCAATGAAAATAAATGATGAGAATATCTTACAGATGTTCAATAAACCTGTGAAAAAAGGTAAAGGTAATAAAGGATATACTCCAGCGGAATTAGCAAAGCAATATGATATTGATAGATATAGAAAAATACTTCAAGATCCTAATTCAGATAATGTAGATAGAAGAACTGCAGAGTTAATGATACGCAATTACAATATGAAATTGGGTGCATTAGCTCTTGCTCAAGAATCTAAAAAAGGATTTCCACAAGGTATTCCTGTTATGGCTAAACCATATCTTGAAGCTAATGGTATTGAAGAAGAACAACTTCTTCCACCACAACTTCCAGAACCACAAGCACCAGCATCGCCTGATCAAGAAGATATGATGGCATATGAGGATCAAGAAATGATGCAAGAAGGTATGATGCCGCAAGAGATGATGCCTCAAGGTCAAGAACAAATGATACCGCCTATGGCAGAATATGGTATGATGATAGGTGGTTATGATATGCCTTATGCTGAATATGGTATGGCTATGGGAGCTAATCCTATGAATTACATGGGTAGAACTAAGCAGTGGTATGAAGATGGTGGAGAACTAGATGAATATCCTAATGGAGGAGAACCGCCTAAAGGACAGATTGTAAAAAGATCAGATTATGCTGATGAGGCTGCTTATCAGTTAGCTCTTAAAAAAGCTTATTTAAAAGCGCAGGATAAGGGAGAACAAATTTGGGTACAAAAACCAGATGGATCTTATACTGAAATGAAAGCTGAGTATAAAGCTCCAGCCGGATATACAGGAGATACTACTAAATGGAATAATAATGCTGCTGTTGCTTCTAGATACTATGCAATGGAAACAGCATTAAAGGATCCAGCAACTGCTAAGTTATTTGCAGATGCCACTAGAAAAGCTATACAGAATCAAGAGTCTTATAGGTCTAAGAAAGGTATTGTTGGTAGAAGTTATGGAAAACTTGATGCTTCTCAATTATCTGATGAGGAAATTGTAAAGAACTTCTTAGAGCACCAAGAAAGAAACTTAAAACTTGCAGCTTCTGGAAATGAATCTTTCTTATATAAAGATTTTGATGGTAAACTAAGACCGTTTGAAAGTTCTGGTAATGGTAAAGGTGATAACCGTGGCTTTAAGGATATAATGAAAACCCTTAAAAAACCGGACGGAAGTTCTTATACTGATGCTGAAATAGATGCTAGGTATAAAGAAATGCAAAGAACTGCACCAGATCTTGATACGGCATTTAAAAACATTGGTTTAGAAATGCCAGCTCAAGCAAAAGGAACTGCAGCTGAGAAAAAAGCATTACTACAACAAGCAACATTCCAAGGTTATAATCAATTAGTAAAAGACTTTAATGAAGGTAAGATTACTAATGAAGATGACATGGTAAGGTTGATGAACTTTAGAGGTAATCTTCAAAGAGGATATAATGATGAAACTGGTCAAGCAGTTACTGATATTTCTCCTATTGATGCGTACTATACTAATACTACTGCAGGGCAGATATCAAACTATGAGGATCTTATGTTCTCAGAAATACCTCCTAAAGATCAACCATGTCCATGTAATGATGAATCTGGTAAACCAGTAGTAAGAGATGAAGATGGCAATTGTCCTTGTCCTGATGATAAAAAATGTCCATGTGGATATGATCCAGCAACTAAGAAATGTTTACCATGTCAACCTCCACAAAAGAAACCTGCTAACTGGTGGTTACAAGATACAATCAAAACAGCTGGTTCATTAATGGATTTAATGGGTATTGAAAAGTATATGCCTTATTCACCTATGGTAGATCTTGAAGAACCTAGACCTACGTTCTTAGATCCAACTAGAGAGCTTGCACAGCAGTCAGAACAAGCTAATATTGCTACACAAGCATTGGCTCAGTTTGCGGGACCACAACAACTTTCTGCTAGAGCTTCTAGTATTCAAGGTACTGGTGCAAAACAAGCTGCAGATACTCTTGCTAGATTTAATAATGCTAATGTTAATATTGCTGATCAGTTTGAGTTTAAGTCTGTTGATGTAAGAAATCAAGAAGCTCTTGCAAATCAAGCTGCACAATCTAAGCTGTATGATCAAAATACAATTGCTAATCAACAGTATGATAATGCTAAACTTGCAATGAGAAATCAGCTTAGAAACTATTATACAAATGCAATTACTAATAGAGGTAAGACAGCAGCATTAAATGAGCTGTATCCTCAATACTCTGTATTACCTGAAACAGGTGGTATGCCAGGATTTGAGTTTGGTAAAAGAATTAAACCTCAAACAGGTGGTACAAAAAGTTATGATGAATTTTTACAGTATTATTTAAGTAAAGGATTTGATAATACCGAAGCAATTGCAGCTGCTGAAAAAGCATATAAAAGTCAAAGTGGTAGCACTGCAGATGATGATGCATTAGCAGTAATAAATGCACAGTATGGTGTACCTCAACAAAAGTATGGAGGATATATGGATGAGGGCGGTTTTGTATATGCAGATAGTATTTATCCTTTTACATTCTAAATTTTATAAGTTTATTAAACTTAAAAAATTTTAATATATTTACTTATAGACAATAAATTATGGCAACGTACCTACAAGGTGTCACAGATTATATTCCGGATTATCAGCCTTTTCAGCCTGACTTAAACTTTTATAATAATTATTTACAAACAAAGCAAAGTCAGTATGATACAAACTGGAAATCCTTAAATAATTTATATGGCCAATACTTCTATGCTGATTTAACAAGAGAGTCAAATATCAAAAAGAAAGATGATTTGTTAAAGCAGATAGACTTTAATCTTAATAGAGTTGCAGGACTTGATCTTTCACTTGAGCAAAATGTTACTCAAGCAACTCAGATTTTTACTCCTTTCTATGAGGATAAAACTTTGATGAAAGATATGGCTTATACTAAAAACTTTATGGGTGAATATAGTAGAGCTAATGGTTTAAAAGCTTCTAAGGATGAAAAAGTCAGAGGACAGTATTGGGATACCGGAGTAAAGAAAATGCTCTATGAAAGAGAAGAGTTTAAGAACTCTACTGATGAAGAGTCAATGACATTTGCCAATGTTACATATACTCCATATGTAAATGCTATTGAAAAATATATGAAGTCTGCAAAGGAGATGGGTATATCTGCAGACATTACACAATCTAATGGTAGATACTTTATTAGACAAAAGAATGGAGATTTAATTCTTCAACCTCTTACAAATTACTTTACTTCGCAATTTGCAAATGACCCAGCTTTACAAGAAGTTTATAAAGCACAAGCTTATGTAAACCGTAAGGATCATGTAATGCAAAATAAAGATAAGTTTAATGGAGATTTAGTTGCAGCTGAGAGAGATTATTTAACAAAGCAGTATGCAACTATTCAAGAGTATATTAAGCTTAAGAATGAAAAAAATACTCAAGATGCTGATAATCTTGAAAAAGAAAGAGATGATGTAAAACAAAAATTAGAAAGTGGAAATTCAAATGAATTTACTCCACGTTATTTACAAAGTCTTGAAACATCTTTAGGTATTGCAAAAGATAACGCACAGTATACTCAAGGTCTATCTGAACAAATTTCAGATAAACCAAGTAAAACTCCAACTACTTCTAATGCAGCACCTGATCTTTCTGATATTGAAAGATTAAGATTCCAAGTTGATGCTGGAGTATCTTCTATGTTAGCTGAACAAGATATTAATGAAGCCGCATATAACTACTCAAGAGTTGGTATGGTAACTGATATGTCTGCTGATCCATATGGTGTAGCTGCACAGAATCATGCATATGCTTTACAAAGACAATTGGCATCACAGGCTCATAAAGATCAATTACTGATTGATAAAGATCTTAAAGAGAAAAAGAATTTAATGATTGAGGCTGGTTTGAAAAACGGCTCATATATTGGAATGAAACCTGTTACAGATGACCAAGGTAACATTGTAGATTATGAACCAATTGCAAACCCAGCATTAAATAATAGATTTACTATTCCGGGTAAAAATAAATCAGGAGGAGCTACAGATAAATCTATTTCACTTATTCAAGAAAGTAAAAATCTTACTGAAGATTTTACTAGAGAATATGCTGATGGAATGGTTAAACAAATTGCAACTACAATTGATAGTTGGGTTAAGTTAAAAAGAATGACAAGAGAAGAAGCTGCTCAATATTTCTTTTCTGATTCTGGACTTGCTGCTGTAAAAGGTAAACCATCAAGTGCAAGAGAAGCAATTGATCAGGTTTTACTTTTTAAACCAGGAGAATCTTGGACTCAAACTAGTCAAAGGTTAAAAGATAATAGGGCAATTATGACTACGTCACAGTTTATTGCCAACTATAAAAAAGATCCAGCAAATTTCTTAACAGGAAGAGGTGCAGATCTTTTATCTAAAACGTATGCAAGAGTAATGCAATTTGCTCAAGCAACTAAAGGAGATAAAGGAGTATCTGATTCATTTTTAAGTAATGCTCCTCATAGTGACTTTGATAAATATCTTGTTTATGTTAGAAACAATGAACTTGTAACTGAAGCTAATAATAAATCACTTCAAAAGAATTTTAAATCAGATATTAAAATGCAAGGACTTCCTGCAGAAACAAGAAATAAACTTGCAGATCTAATGTTGAATTCTGATTTAACACTTATTGATAAAAAGGATTTTGTTGCTCTTGGAAAAAATTATATTAAAGTAAGACCAATTACAGGTAGTGGTTATGGAACGTATGATAAAGCAAGAAACTCATTAACAGCTGCAGAAAAAGCTGAATTAAATTCTATTCTTCAAAAAGAAAATGATAAAAGAAAATCAAGACAAGCAGGTGCTGTTGGGGATAAAGACTTTCCAAAATTAACTCCTGCTGAAAGAGCTATGATTGAAAAAAAATATTTGGGTGGTAAGTTTCAAATACAAGATGGATCTAGAGATCCTGAAAAACTTTTATCATCACTATATGATAATCTATCTAATATTTATCAATCTACAATTCAGAATCCTAAAGAAATTAAAAGTGCAAGTAATCTTTTAAGTAAGAATAAAGCAAATGCAGTATTTAATACATCTGAAAGTGCTGTTGGCGTTAACTTATCTGCAATTCAAACTACAGGTTTTAAAGCATTCTTAGAGTTTACTCAAGATGCAAGTAAGATTAACTTTTACGATACTAAGAATAATCCCATTAGTTTTTATGGACCTAATATATCAGGTGTTGAACAAACTAAAGAAATGTATGAAGATGCAGATGATATCTATAGAAATGTAAAAATTGCTGAAATGCTCGTAAGAGAATATCAAAATGGTATAGGTAATAAAGAGTATAAAACATTTAATTTATCTAGTGCTTTAGTTGCTGTAGAAGATAGAAATAAGGCAGCCATGATTCTCTATCCAACCATGGATATTCTTAATAAATTAAAAGCAGGAGATGGTAAAGGATTACTTGATGAAGAGACCATTAATGCAATTGCAACAAATGGAATTTCATTTGTATCAGATAGAAAAAACTTTAACAACTGGCTTATTAAAGGTAATGAATTAGATCCACTTGAAGGTATGATCAATGCATTAGGTAAAGTTGAATATGAAGACCCTATGGGTGGTGGTAACTTTACAATTGAAAAAGATGAATCAGGTGCTGCACCATATAAAGTTTATGGTAATATGTTACAAATGCAACCAGATGGTACAAAAGTAGAAGTGCCTTTTGTTGTACCTCCTGTTAATTTTCAAAATAATATTGGTTTGGCAAATGATTTAGCAAAAAAATATTTACAAGAACAATCTGCATATAATACAGCAGTATGGCAACAGTTTCATGCTCAAAATTATAGACCAGGAGTTTCAAAAACATCACTAGAAGGAAGATCCCTACCTGTAAATCAATAAAAAATGGCTGAAAATCAAGATCCAAACATTGAAGGACCTAATGTAGAAGCAAGAACTGAGTTTACAAGACCTGGTACTACAGACGTTCAAAGTTTTTTACCTTTTGGAACAGGGTTCTATAATCCTGATCCAAACTTTTTTACTCTGAATCCTGAGAAAACTCCGGTTCAAGTAATTAATCCAAGAGATCCTAATCAGTCACCTACTATTCAAAAGGATCAAATTAGAGATACTACAGTAGGATTTAATCCATTTGATAAAAATCAATTATCAAAAGTAAAGAATGGGTCTCAAGACTTTGCTAATAATTTGATTAAAAAGATGAACCACCAGATGGTGAATCTTGAAGATCCAAATCAGTATGCTAAGTCTTTTATGTATGATGCTAGTTCAACTGGCGCACATAAAGCAAGATACAAGGCCTATGGACAAAAGACATATGATAGAATTGGCTTTAATCCTGAATTAAACAATGAAGAGATCTTTAATGCCAATACTACAATTGTAGATGACTATGTAAGAATGGCTACGCATGCAGCGTGGCCTATGTTTACACTAGGTTTAGTTGCAAACCCTAAAAGTTATGGTCAATTATTTCAAGGTAACATTGGTCAAGATATAGATGAGGCTACAGATTATGAAGAATACAATGCTATTGGTATGTCTACCAAAGGTGGTATTGGTGGATTCTTTAATAATACAATTAACAGTTTAGCTTATAGTGCTGGTATTATGTTTGAAGCAGCTGCTGAGTATGCGGCTATTGGTGCTATAGAAGGTTCACTTGTTGGACCTGAAGGAACCATAGCTGGTGGATTACTTGGTGGAGCTACGGGTGCAATAAAAGGTTTGGCAAGTCTTCCTAAGAACCTATATAATATGGGTAAATATGGAGGCAAGATGCTTACAAATTTAAAGAACCTTGAAAACTATAGTGCCGCTAAACAATTTTTTACTCAAGCTTCTAAAGGTACTTTTAATTTTATTAATCCAATTAATAACACTACAACTGCATTTGCTGAAGCTACTAACCTATCTGGTCTTGCAAGAACTGCAAAAACATCAGCAGGTTTATTTAGAGATGTGATTGGAATGAACATGGCTCTTTCAGAAGGTAGACTTGAAGGAGGATTTGTAGAAAACAATACATACTCTAAACTTTACGATAAGTTCTGGAAGATTAATGGTAGAGCACCAAGTGATCAAGAGCAAATGGATATGCGTAAGCAAGCCAAAGTTGCTGGATTCCAAGATACATATAAGAATGGATTACTTGTATTCTATAGTAATAAATTAGCTTTTCCTAATCTTGTAAAGGGTAATATTTTTGCTGGTCAATCTAGAACAATTAGATCTATTGGTAAAGAGTTTGACTTAGTATTTCAAGCTGCAAAAGGTGGTGGTGGAAAAGCTATCAAAGAAGGTGCATATGAAATAGTAGATTTTAATTTAAAGAATGCTCTTAAAGGTTTTATTAAACCAGCAAACTTTGGTAAGTCTACACTAGCCTACTTTAAAACTAATTTAACAGAAGGTGCTCAAGAGGTTATGCAAGATGTTCTTGCTAAATCTACAGAGGATTACTATGTTAATTCATTCTATGATCCATCAAAAGCTACATTTGATTATTCAATGTCAACACTTACAAATGCTTTTGGGCATCAGATGAGTGGAGAAGGATTTGAAACATTCATGTCAGGTTTTGTAATGGGTGGTCTTATGAGACCATTTAATGGTGCAGTACCTAGATATGCATCCATTTTGTATAACAAATACACAATGGATCCAGTTAAGTATGAAGAATACATAGGAGAACGCAAAGCCTTTGGAGAAAGTGTTAAGAATGCAATGAATAATATGCACCAGAATCCTGTAGAGTATCTTAATGAAAGATCAAGAAACTACGGAGATCAAAGCATTATTGCAAAAATTAACGGTGATGAAGATACAGATACAAAAGAAAAATTTGATGCAACACATGCAAGTTTTGTTTCTGATGTACTCACATCTCTTAATGCTGGTACATTCAAAGTATTTAAAGATAACTTCTCTAAGTATGGTACTTTAAGTGATAAAGATCTTGAAGAGACTTTGGAACTTAAAGAAGGTGAAGGTCCTAAGATGCGCAAAATCTTAGATGAGCATACTAAAAAGGCTGAAGTAATTAATAAGAGATGGCAATATGCTCAAGATAATTTAGCAACTAAAAAGCTCAAACTACAAAACTTTAAAGAAGGTACACCAGAATATGATAAGGCAGCTATCTATAATAAAGCTATAGATAGAGGTATATTCAATATGGTATTCTTAAGTGAGTCATTTGATAATAACCTTGAAAGAGTTAATGGTATAGTTAATAGATTAAACAGGTCTCCTTTATTTGCTTCACAACCATCTTTAAATTTCCAAACACTTACAGATACTACAAGACTTTCAAATACAATTGACATGTTGTCAACTGAAATTGAGTCTTTAAAAGGTTTACAAACAGCTAGTGCTGAAGCTCAAATAAAAGATAAGCAAGAACTTCTTGATGCATTATCTGAGTTTGAATCAAAGCAACAAGAAATAAATAAACTTCAGGCTCTTGACTTTTTTGAAGAAGCTAAAAAGAGATATAAAGAAGAAGGTAATGAAGATGAAGAATCAGTTACACAAGCTTTTGATGAATTGATTGAATACTATAAATCAAATGGTCAAGACCCAGTAGCTGAATATAAAACTGCATTTGAAAACTTACTTAAGAAAATTGCTGGTTCAGAAATGAACTATCAGAGTGCTATGATAAGTATGGACCGTGCAGGAGATGGATCATATAAAGGTGGTATAGAGGCAATGTTCAATGACTTAATTGACTTACATAAGCTTGAACATGATAACAAAAACATCATCCCTTATATCAATCTTTTAATGCAGCCAGCTTCTTTCTATGAACATGTAGAAAGAAACTTTGAGTGGATGCGCAATATGTACCTTAATAGAGAAAACTACTATAAAGAAATTATTGACCAAGCTATTAAAGCAAAAGAAAACAACGATCTTTTAAAATCATTAGCTGATCAGAATATTTATGTAGATCTAGAGGAGTTTGCAGATTGGGTTGAAAATCCAGAAAATCTTCCTAGTTATTTTATTGAAGGTTCTAAAGGTCAGGAAAGAATAATTCCAAGAGGTAGTTTAGCTTATGAGCAAGTTGTACAATCATTTATTATGGTTGCAAGAATGCAAGCTGAAAAACCAGCTGGAGATCCGGTTGATGTAGAAGGTCAATTAGAAAGTGCTATTCAAGATTTACTTGCTAAAAAACAAGTAGAGATTGAACAAGCAGAAGAAAATTTTAAAGATGACATTAAGAAAGAAACTGGATCAACTCTGGAACAACTTCAGAAACAAGAGGCAGAAGGTAAACAAGTAACTAAGCCAATCTCTGATGAAACAAAACAAAGAAAAATAGCACAGCTTAATGATGCTATTGATTCATTAAACAGTGATGATCCAATTGTAATCATTGATGCTATTAAAGATATTATTGGTAAGTATGACTTAACTGAAGAACAGTTTAGTCGTGAACTAATTGATAATGAAATCTTTAAACTACAAAATGATAAAGAAAGGCTATCTGCAGAGGTAGTTCCTATCTATACTAGATTTGAAGAAACTTATGATGTTGGTAATAGAGAAGAGGCAGCATACTCTGGTGCAGCAGCTATTGCATTATTAAATGCTCAAATAGAAAGAATTTCTACTACTACTGAAGAAGTTACAGAAACAGAACCCGTTGAAATAATTAAGGATACTCAATCTTGGAAAGACTATCAAGCAGCCCTTAGAGAAATAGATGCTCGCTATGCTCAATTTATTCAAGAGCTTACTGATGATTTTGCAAAGAAAGGTGTAAGTACAAGTACTGTTCCTAAAAATGTAATTGTACCTACAAACACAACATGGGCTGAGATTGAAAAACTTGCTCCTGAATTATTCCAACTATTAGATCAAAAATTTGCTGATGAAATTGCTATTAGTCCTGAGGATGATAAGTATGATTTAGTTAGAGCAAACTGGCTAGAACAACAAGAGGATATTATTAAGGAATATAATGCTAAAAAGTATGCCGAGAAAATTCTTCAAGAACAAGAAGCAAAACAATTTAAGGTGCCTAAGTTTAAGTTTATTAAACTACCTAAAGGTTATGAAATAAATATTGCAAGTTCAATTGCTCCACTTGTTTTATTAAGAGATACACACCAAAATATATTAGATGCTGGTGAGTATTTTTCTGAGAAAACTAAAGAGATGAAACCTTTAACTAAAAAACAAAAGGAGAATCTTACAGAAGACTTAAAACAATTAGAGATTGCTATTGATTTTTTAAGAGCTCAAGGTATTGTACAAGAAAATTCAGCATTTGATAGATCTCTTCAAATCTTTAATGACTTTATTACTGCAAGACAAGATGAGATTGAAAAGATTTATGATGAAGATGGTAAGCTTGTATCAAGAAAAATAGATGGTAAGACAGCGGAAAGAGTAACTAAAAAAGCTGAGGAGTTAGATCTTCAACTTACTCCTGGCAAAAAACCTTTTACTTTCTATGCTCTTGAAGATCAAGAAAAACGTATAAAAGATGAAGAGGGTGTTGAAACTTTAGTAACTATTCCTTCTCCTATTTTAAGTGCTTTTGATTCTATCATGAGTGATGCTTCAATAAAAGAAGAAGATAAGCTAGATGCATTCATGGCAGCATTTGAAGCTTTTGCCAAGTCAACAAAAACAAGTGTATTTAAAGATAAGAACAACAAAGGTCTTAATGCAGAGAAATTTAAATTACTAAGAGAAGCTTTAACAGAAGATTTTTCAAGAGAAAATGTAATTAAAACTGTCAATCAATTAGCATTCAAACAAGCTGCGGATGTTGGTAATATGATTGATGAATTAATCAAAGACTTTTTAACAAGAGAAGGTACAGGATTTAAACAAATTACTAAGCCTGAGAAAATGTCTCAAAAAGCTTTTGATGGATTATTTGGAACTGCTGGTGTTATAACTTCTTTTAGAGATAGTGTTATTGACGGTGACTACATGATTGTAGGAGCAAGTGACATGGTCTTTGATAAGTCATTATTTGAAAACGGTCTAGTTGGTGAGACTGACCTTATTGCACTTGATGGAAATGGTAACTTTAATATTATTGATGTTAAAGCCCTTCTTGCTGGTAGCTGGAAAAAATTCAATGCTGATGTTGAACTTGAGGCATTAAAAGATAAACTTGCTAAAGAAGGTGTTTCAGAAGAAGATATTGCAAAGAATAAAGATGTAATTGATTTAGAAAAAGCTAAAAAGGCAAGCAAGAAACAATACTTTAGAATACAGCAATCTATCTACAGAAACTTATTCTATAATATGACTGGGATAATGCCAACCCGCATTGGTCTTATGGCATTAGAAGTAGACTATGATAATGAGGGTAATCTTTTAGATGCTAAGTTATCTAATGTTGTTCCTAAAGGTGACGCAACAATAGAATTGGAATACATGCCAGAGGTAGAAACTATTGTTCCTCTAAAAGCTGAACCTAAAAAACCAATCCCAACGGCACCTACTGAAAAACAATTAGTTGAACAAGATCCTGATGCACCTACTAGACTTATAAATAATGTAGGTAACCAGGTAGTATATGGCGGTGCTGTAGGTACTCTTATGTTAAATTCTGACGGTACATATACTATTAAAAACAAAGACGGCATTGAGTCTATAATGTATAATCAGGCTCCTGCATTTGATGGTAACTTAACTTTTAATCAAGTTGGTATATCTCCAATTAAACAAAAACAATCACCGTTTGAAACTATTGTAATAAATGGTAAAACATATACTGTAAAATTAGTTGGATTAAATAGTGCAGAAATTAATGGAGTAATCTATAAGATTAACTGGACAACAGAAGGTCCAGGTAAAGCAATTGCATCTTTGACCTATAGAGCTAATGATGCTGAGATAGCAAAATTAGAAATAGATAAAGAATACTTTGAAGATAGAATTGAAAAGGCTAGAAAAGAATATGCATCTTATTTGCCTAATGATGTTGTAAAAGACACTAATAGAAGAATTCAAGGTATTAATAACAGGCTTGATAAACTTACAGATGAAGACGCAGATGTTAAAGATGAATTATTAAAAACTCGTGCAGCATTAGAAAAAGAATTGTTCTACGGAAAAGTGAAACAAAATTCTAAAATGCAAGAACTTGGTAGTTATAGATTAGAACTTGAAAAGGTTAATTCTAAACTCAAATCTTTAAGAGAAAATAATCCTAAAAGAACAATGCGTGGTGGTAATCTTGAGGATCTAATTTTTGCAATTAACTCCTTACCAGAAAGTGCTAAGCTCTATAAAGGTAAGACTAATAAAGATCAACAAGATGATTTAAAAATCATTAATAATTTATCTGTTTCAAGCGCAATAGCTACAAAAATTGATGCTATATTAGCTGAGAATTTCCCTGAAGCTCTTAATACTTTAATTGAACAAGGTACGGGTGCAGTTAGTTCAACAGGATTGTCTGCAATTTACAATTGGTCAAACAATGTTCTTGTTGAATTAGAAATGCTAGGTTCTAGAGAAGCTGTTAAAGGTAATTTAACTACAGATATAGATAATCAAATTAATGCAATCTATGATCTATTAAATGATCTAGAGCTAATCAAATTAACTAAAAATGGAGAAATCAGTAAAAGGCAACCAAGAGAAGTCAAAGACATCTTTGGAGAAACAAAAGTATCAGACAGGTCTGGTCTATCTAAGGATGAAGGGGTTACCCCAGGACAAACAGAGGGAGTTCCTGAGCCAAAAGGAGGAAAGCCGTCAACAGAGCAAATGAAATCTAAGATTGCTGAAAGTCAAATTACTACAGCAAATATATTATCCGGCCTTGATACAACAGAAGGGGTTACTACTGAAAAAGGAGCCAAGCTTATTGACGCAATAAAGAATGCATCTTTAGATGAAATTAATGCAGCTTACATAGCAGCAATAGAAGAACTCAAAGAAAATCCTGGAAGTATAAATACTACAGAACTTAAGGATGTATTTGATCAAAGAATGGAAGAACTTCAGGTTGAAATGTCTTTAGCCGCTCTTAAAGTTGGAGACACTCTTTTACCTAAAACTCCTATCTTTGGTAATAGTAGAATAGAACCTGTATATATTACTAAAATAGGTCCTAAAGGAATTGCAATTAAAGATGTTGTAACGGGACAAGCAGATGCTGTACTTGAAGAAGAATTAAAAAACTTTACTAGAATGACTGAAGAAGCAATAACAGAACAACAAGGAGTTGATCTTACTCCAGAGGATGTAGAGGATTTCAAAAAGAATACCGAAACAATTACTGAAACTTTAGAAGATGTAACAGCATTAAATGATACAGCTAAAGCTGTTGAAGAGGCTGAAACAAAAGGTTCTTTTAGAGATAGACTGAAAAATAAAAAATGTAATATTTAAGAAATGGCTTGTTTACTTGACAAAGATGATGTTCTAGCAATCTATGGTGATATCTATGAAACTTTATTAGGTAGAATCAATGGTGATGTAAAAACAAAGTTTAACCCCGCTGAGTATATTAAAAATCTTCATGCAGAAATTGCAGAGATAAATGATCCTAAGTTTGCATTAGAAGTTGCACAAGCTGCTCCTGAAATCATGTTGCAAGTAATTGCTACAAGAAAAAATGTAAGACAATACTTTGTTGAAAATAAAATTAGCCAAGACCCAATCTCTGAAATGTCTATTAGTTTTGAAGATGTTGAAATGGTTCAAAAGTTTATTTCTGGTCAAACAAAAAGTTTAGATGATTATAAAAATACAATTAAAAGAAAAAGACAATCTAAAAAAGATGTTGATGTTATTGATCCTAATGATGCTACTATAAACTATAGTAATGTGCAAAAGAAGGGTAAGGTAGAAGACCCTTTAACTAACACACTTAATTTTGCAGTTACTGAGAATCCAGACTTTGTTGCAGATGAAGATCAAGATAAAGTAGATCCTGAAAAAGAAATGTTCTATAAAGTCATTAAGCAAATCATTTTGCTAAATGAAAAAAGAACCGCAGAAAATGATGAGATTGTTTACCAGGATACGGCATTAGCTCAAAGACCAGTACTCATTAAAAACTTTCCAACTAGAGAAGATGGTACTTCACTTTTAACAGGAGATGAACAAAGATTTTTAGAAAACAATCCTGAATACAACGGTATCCTTAATGTAATTACAGACACTGAAGGAAATTTTATATACTTTACAGAGAATGGTGATATTACATCAGATCCAGAAAAAGGAAGATTAGTTTATCAATATATGAGAGATGTTGCTATGAAAGACAACAAGCTCATGTTAGTAAATAGATCTGGCTTTGCATATACTCTTGTTTCACCTGAAGAAATTGTTGAAAGAAAAAACAATCAATATAAGCAAGTTAATAACATGCCATTAGGTATGTTACAGGAAGAAAAGAAAAAATTGCTTAAACAAGAAAAGGCTAAGCAAAAGAAAAGTATGAATGATCTTTACAGACTTCAGACTTACATAAAAGAAAATCCAGAGGAAACCGTTGTGCTTAGAATTACCGGTGGTAGCTTTGGTAACTTTAAGAATCAATACATTCCAATTTCTGAAACAGGTTTATCACTGGATCAAATCAGTAAACCTATTGTAGGTGGTCCTAAATCAGGATATATTCAAGTGCAAATTGCACAAGATCTTCCTGGTATTTCAGTTAAACATCCGGTATATTTACAAAGAGGAGATATTAATGAACTTGTAGCAGATAAAGTTGCTACTATCCTTACAACAAAAGCAATCTATAGAGGTGAAGAGTTATCCCCAATTGCAAAGCGTAAGTATGCAGAAATCTTCTTAGGAGATAATGTGATTGATAGCAATACTGGTAAGATTAAAAATAACATTGAAATCTTAACTCCTGAAATAAATGGTGTCACAACATTAACAGTAAGTATTAATGATGTGCCTGTTTTACTTGATTCACCAACAGCTAAAGAACAGATCAAACAACACTTATTAAATGCCATTACATTAAAAGATGGTAGAGTTGTTCCTGCAAACTTAAACTATACTGGAGAATATATTGGTGATACTTTTACAGATTACACGGTTGAAGGAGATAGAATCACTGCTAAGAAGGTAGACTACTTTGAGTTCATCAAACCAATGATGAAAATTGAATTTAGTAAAGATTCTGCTGCATTCTTTGTAAACAGTAATGCATATCTAAGTTATTCAGTACCATCTGAGATAATGCCAGTAACTAAAACAAATTATGATCTTGCTTCAGTTACTCCAGTATCAAAAAGAAAAGCAATAACTAAAGTAGAAAATGAAGTTGACAATGTTCCTGACTTAGTTGTTGAGCCGGGAGAAGTTGTTTATAATGTACAGAAAGTTTCTCCTGTTTATGTAATTAATCAGAACATTAAAAATGTTCCGGTTACATTAAACATTGGTACTAATCTAGAAATAGGTCAGGCTAATATTGCAAAAAAGAAAGCAAAGCAATATGCACCTATTACATTAAGTAAGAAGTCTAAAAAGCAAACAACTTTCCCTAATATTGGAGCCATTGCTGCACAAACAGTAACTACATTAAACAGATATAAATCTTCTTCAGTTAACTTAACAGGTAACAATATTGTTGAGTTATTCAAAGGTGGATATTCTCAAAAGGATGTAGATTCTGTAGTATATCAAATACTAGAAAAGATTGTTAACTCAAGTAATTTATTTGAGCCTATAACAAAAATTGTAACTAACGGTGAGTCAGGTGTATCAGAAGCAGCAATTAAAGCTGCTAGAAAACTTGGTATTGGTGTTGAGGTTACTGTTCCTGCTGGATGGAAATATACAGTTCCATGGGCTAACTCTAAGTCTGGTACATATACTATTTCTAATAAAGATGAATTCTTATCAAGATTTGGAGATGCACCTGCAAAAACAAATGCTAAAAGAAAAACTGCAAAGACTGCAACTAGAAATGAAAAACTAAGAGCAGAGATAGCAAAGAAAAAAGCTATTGCAAAAAAGACAGCTACTGGTAAAAAGACTACGGGTACAAAAACTAAGGCAACTCAAAAAGCAAAAGACAAACAGATCAATACTGTACCTCAAGTTTCTTTGCTTGAAAGATTACAGCAAAGAAGAACAATATTTAGTTCTGATAAGCTTAACAGAATTGAGACTTTGGAAAGAAGGCTTGGCGGTTTCTTTGAAAGATTGTTTACAACTAAAGCTCAGAGAGAATCAATTATCTCTTGGTGGGAAACTCATGAACTTTCTAAAACTATTCCTCTTGAAAAAATTACTGAGGTAGTAAACTCTAATGCATTTGCAACATGGAGCCAACATGGTATTACACTATACCTTGCAGATAAAGGTACGCCTATTGACCTTTATCATGAGGCATGGCATGGGTTCTCTCAGTTATTCCTTACAATAGAAGAAAAAACTAAACTATATGAGGAGTTTAGAAAACTTCCTAAATGGGAGACTGCAGAGTATGTAGATATTGAAGAAGCTATTGCAGAAGATGCAAGAAGCTATTTAAGAGATGAAACTATGTTTACTGGTTTCATTGGAAAAATCTTTAAAAAAGTAAGAGACTTCTTACGTGCAATGTTTGGTAAGATTACCAGACAGGACATGACAAGACCTAGAGATATTGCTAATGTTAAAGAACTTTTTGACAAACTATACAAAGGAGAGATCCTAGATCTTAAACCTAGTATGGAAAACATAATGTTTACTAAACTAAACAGAGCAAGAACAATTGAAGGCTTTACTATTGACGAGACAGATAAGATTGTCAATACCATGGACAACTTGTTAGGTTTAGAAGTCCAATACTATAATGATAAAAATGATTCTTCTACAGGTGCTGTAAGAGTATTTTCAGATAATGTAAATAGACTTGATGCTTATGAGTCTGTAAGACAGCAAATGATTAATACTGTTGAATATTATTTAGAACAGTATGCAAATATTCTTGAGGATGATCCAAATATGATTGGAGAGCAAGAAAGACTAAAAGATATAATTGATCTTCTTTCTAGAGCTATTGATCAATTTGGTGATCCAGAAGAAGCATTCAATAAAAAACAACCATACTCAGTTGTTGGCTTTCATATGAAGAAGTCAAGATTTAAGATACTACAAGAAGAACTCTTAGAAGATCCAACAGATCTAGAGAACTCAAGAATTTTACAAGACTATAAGGGTAATGTAATTAATCCTAAAAATCTTGCAGCCCCATCAACTATGATGGTTATTTCTAATATCATTAAAGTAGAAAAAGATGAAGATGGAAATGTAAATGAAGTGCTTGATGTTTTTGGTATCCCACAATTAGAAGATGTTGACACAATGTGGATTAAACTTTCTAGAATTTTAGAAGGTTCATTTGACTATCCTGAAATGTATGAGAGACTTGTAAGATACTCTGAAAACTATCCAGAGTTTCAACAAGTCTTAGATACTTTAAGAAATCCTAATGAGTTTGAAGTTAAGGATGAATTACAATTTGCAATTGAAACCAATTTCTTTAAAGACTTTAAGAAACCAAGAGTAAAATTTATTCAGTATAATATCAATAAAAACATTCTTCAACGTAAACAGTATGATGAAGAAGGTAGAAAAATACAAGATGAAAAAGCAACTTATGAAAGTGTTGTAACAACAGCTAACTTTAACTATAATGCTGTAGTAACAGACTGGAAAAATAACTTTACTACTGCTAGTACTGAAATAAATCCATATGTTGAGCTTGATGGTGATTTAAATCCTGTATTGGATACTGAAAAAATTATTAGACATTTTGGTACTGATAGAGGAGTGTTTAAACATGAATATGCTAGAGAGTTTCTTGAGGCTATGGGTATTTATATGGATAGATCAAGCTCAGAAATTAATGCAATTTTTGATGATACTCTCAATCTATCAAATGCATTTAGACTTCCCTTAGTTTTTGAAACAATTAAAACAGTACATGCTGCTTCAAAATCTACAGACTTTGCAAAAGTTGGTGCAGCTGAAGCATTTAAACATGATCCTTTAACTGGATTAATTAAAGGTTTACCAGACGTATTAAAAAAACCAGGAGAACAACCTACAGATATTGCATCTTCTATAAAGATATTAGCAGAACTTCAAGCACAGTTCTCTGACGGTTATTCTAACTTTAGTGTGTTATCTCCAGAAGGAAATAGAATCTGGGAACAAGTTGTAGATAACACAATTACAAGAATTGTTACGTCTATTAATCATGCCAGTAGTTGGTTAGAATTAACCCGTGATAAAAGTGATCCTAACGGTAAGTATAAACATATGCGTTGGTTAGCAGAAGAAAATAACCCACATAGTAAGTGGTCAGTTCTTCTGAATTCAATATTTCATTTAGATGACCAATTAGCTGAAAACTATGGAGATAAAAGAATGATACAAAAGGGTACTGAAAAAGTACCAGCTAAACTTACTTTAAATAACGTAGGAGGTACACAACTTATTGTTAAGAATGGTAATGATTCTGTAGGAACTTCAACAGCATCTCTTGATGCAACAAGTAAATTCTTACAAGAAGTACATACTATGTTGCTTAGCGGTATTGAAGAATTCATGCGTCATGCATCTAAGAATACTGCAATGTCATTATCAACAGATGAAATTGATACATATCCAGGTAAAAAAGATAAGCATCTCTATATTGATATTGATCTATTCAAGCCTAAGAATGCTGGTCTTGGAGAAACTGAAGGTTTTAATATTCTAGTAGGATATATGGCTGGAGAATTAGAAAGAATCAACAGATATAAAGGTAATCGTGAGTTATACTCAACTTATACTGGATACAATAGACCAGTACAAAAGAAAGATGGAACTACAGTTGCAGCAGCAGAAGTATTTACAGCATTTGATGATGTATTAACAGAGCCTGTAAAAGAAGAACTTTATAAAATTAAAGGAAACTTAGTTGAAGAATTAGAAAACAATCTTGAATTAAGACAACGTGTTAAGAGAGATGTACTTAGTTACTTTGAAAAAGAAGTAGCAGCCAACCTTGGAAGATTACAATCTTCTAGATTTGTTGACCAAGCATTATATCAAAAGGGCGCTCAGTCAGGTTTATCAAGAGATATGATTGATGAAACTCTTATGAAAGCCTATACTTATAACTCTTGGATTCATAAGTTTGAAACTCTAATTCTAGCATATGGTGATCTTGCTCAGTATAATCATGAGAAAGAAGAATTCCATAAACGTAATGCTGGATTAGGTTCAGGTGGATTAGGATTCAGAGTTGACTTGCAAGCACAATCTTTTATTAATTCTAATTTGTCTAGACTATATGCTAAAAAGTATGGCTATAAAGTAAGAAAGTATGACGGTACTCTTGCTACTGCTATTATAAAAGAAAAGAAAGTTAAAGAGTCTGTTTACTATAAAGAGTACTTAGATGAATTAACTAAGTCAATTAATAAGAGAATCAAGGATCCTGTACTAGCTAAACAAGCTGCAGAAACTGCATTAGCAGAATACCTTGGTATGAAAGAGGGTGATGGTCAAGGACATATTACATTTGAAGCATACCGAATGCTTAAGACTCTTGAAGGAAACTGGAATGATCAACAAGAGTTACTTTATAAAAAGATTGTTGCTGGTGAACAGATTAGTGTTGAAGATGTAATTCAATTCTTCCCACCATATAAATTACAGTACTTTGGTAATATTAAAAGTGAAGGTTTACCTATTACTTCTTTCCATAAGTTCTCATTGGCTCCATTGATTCCAAATACAACTGCTAATAACTCTTATTATGAAAAGCTTCATGATAAAATGATGAGTCAGCAAATTGATTATGTAACATTTGAAACAGGATCAAAAGTTGGACATATTGGATCAGGAGATGTAGTAATTGACAGTGATGGTAACTTTAATGATGATGTTACATTTACTCCAAACATTGTATTTGCAGAGTATCTTAAAAATCAAACAGAGGTAAACTCTAAATACAAAGGTGGATCTCTCTTCTCAACTCAGATGAGAAAGTTAATCTTGGAAGGACTTTATGAAAAAGGTGTAATTGACACAACAGAAGAAGATCAACTTACTAATCCGAGAGTAAGAAAGTATCTTAATGATGTAGCAGAATACACGGATACCCTTAAAGTAGGTTTACTTGAAGAAATTGGTTATGAAGAAATTGATGGTAAATATTATCCTAAGAATCAAGACAGTATTCAGAAACTAGCAGAATTAGTAAGAACAAGTCTTGAAATTGATGATGTAATAGGAGATCACTTAATTGACTTTATTGATGTATTAGATGATGGTACATTAAGATATGATATATCTCTTCACCCAGAAGCAGCCAAGATTGAAAAATTAATAATGTCTGTTATTAATAAAAGACTTATTAAACAAAAAGTAAATGGTGAACCTTTAGTACAAGTATCTGCAGCATTTTATACTGGTGCATTCAAAAGACCAGAAGGTAAATTAAAACTAGGTACAGACGAAGATATTAAAAAATATGTAGGGTCTAACTTCCTTCCAACATATCATAAAAAAGCTGATGGTTTAACTGCTGCAATGAAAGTTATGATTGCTTTGCAAGGAGACTATTCAAACCTTTTAAATCTCAAACATCCAGATGGTAATCCAATTGGAGACATTGATAGATTAAATGAAGCTATCAAAGATGATGAGTGGTTAGATGAGAATGATGGTGCTAATAGAAAAGCAATTACTATTGTAGGTGTACGTATTCCTGTACAGGGTCTTAACTCTATGGAATTTATGGAGGTATATCACTTCCTTCCACCACAAGCAGGAAATATTATTGTGCCTCCAACAGAGATTGTTGCTAAATCAGGAGCTGACTTTGATATTGATAAGTTGACATTGTACATGGCAAATATAAATGAAGACGGTGCATTACCAACTAGAATGTTTGACAATGTAGATCAACTTAAAGAATACATACAAAATCCAGAAGTATCACAAGAGGATAAAGCATTTGCATTAGAAATGCAAGAAACTGTATTGCAAAACTCTTTAATAGATAGTATTAGAGGTCTTCTTGAATTACCACAAAACTATGCTTCATTAATTACTCCTAATGGTACTTTCTTATTAAAAGACTTAGCAGATGATTTATCTAAATACGTAATGGACTATGATCCATTTGTAAATAAATCATCAGAGCAATCCAATCTTTCAGGTGACGGCAAAAATAAAACTGTTATTAGCCCTACAAGAGTTCTTGAAACTTTATATAATATTTACAAACATGAATCAAATGTTGTAGGTAAGAGAACTCTTGGTCTTGGTGCAGTAGAAAATACATTCCATACTCTGATCAACTCAATTGAAACAGAGGGTGGAGTTGCTATGCCTTCTAGATTCTATCATGGTAATGAATCTGATCCAAGAGAATCTGTATTATGGTTAAGACATAATACAGTAAATAAAGGTGGAGAAGAAAGAATATCTATTGCAAGTAGATATGACGTAGATGGAATAAATAAAATTGCAGATATCATCTCTCAAATGATGAACGGCTGGGTAGATGTAGAAAAAGATGCATGGATCTTCTTTATTCAGGGTAACTATGAAGTAGCTCCTATTCTTTTATATCTAGTTAAAGCTGGTGTACCTGTTAAAGAAGCCGTATACTTTGTTTCACAACCTCTTGTAAGAGAATATGTAAAACAACAACGTCTTGGTAAATCAACATTTGCTGATGTATTAGGTAAAGAACCAGAATCAAGAAACTTTGTAAAATATCAAGCTGCAACAGAAACTCTTGCAAAATATTTTGAACCAACTTTAGTAGGTAGTCTTACAAAGAATGTAAGAAGATACGAAGAAGGTTTAAAGTTAGCAGATCAAGTTTTTGAAAAAAGAAAAGCTAAGAACTTTACAGAAAGAGAGATGTATAAGCTTATAAAAGATTTTAAGAAAAATCCTGAGGCAGCATCATCTGAGTTATCATTAGCAATGTTCTTACATTACCTTCAGATTGAACAACAGATTACAGGTCTTACGCAATTGAAAATTGCTGCTAACCTGGATACATCAACAAGCGCAACGGGTAGTGAAGCAGAACAATCACAAGCAAATCTTGAGTCACTATTGACAGAAAGTAAACTTGAGGAAGGTCTCACAGAAAGAATGATGAGTGATACAGTAATATCTTCATTCTTTAATAATCCACTTGCATTGGCTATTAATGAGGTTATTTTCCCATTGCGTTATAATAAGGCTATCTCTAGTTATTTGATTGCTAAAAATAGAACTATCAGAGAAGATAGTGAAGCTACATTTGGAGAGAACAAATCAGATGTATTTGTCAATACATTCAGAAATGACTTGGTAAGTTTCTTGTTCCAGACAGCAGCTAGAAGATATGCATTAGGAAAATCATATAAATCTTACGCCTTACAAACTACAGTACCTGTTTCTTTGGTTGATGAATTAAAATTTGGTGCATTTGTTAAAGAAGATAAAGCTGGTAATAAAACACTTTATATTGATGAGAAAGCATTGAAGGATGACTTTCAAAGAAAAGTGTATATAAAAGGTTCTGAAGAGTCTGACAGCTATGAAAAACGTGGTTTATATCCACTAACTTATGGACATTTCCACTTTGATGGTCTTACTAATGAAGGTGAGTATGTAAAATTTGTAGCAGAAAGAGAATATCTAAGATCAGTTTATTCAAAAGCTGATGTTAAAAAGATGCCTAACTACAAAGCGGAACTCAAATTAGTTAAAGAATCTAATCCTGGAGTACCTGCTTCTAAGCTTGCAAACATGACATATGAAAAAATACTTGCAATTAAAGCTTTAGAAAATACATTAAACCCATTCCATATGTTTAAGGATCCTGTGTATGCATATGCTACACAGTACACACAAATGATGAATAAGTATGGAACTGAGCTTAAGAAAAACTTCTCTGTTCTTAATAAATTGAAGAATGACCCTAACTCAGCTAGAACAATGTTTAACTTGTACGTAGCAGAAAAGGACTTTACAAATGATACTTCAAATTTATACTATAAAAACTTAAGAGATCTTGCAGATCCATCAGTTAAGAAAGTAGATGATGTTGCTGACAACCAAATGATAAGTGACTTCTTCTCTAGACTACCTCTATACGCATTTATGCAAACTGGCATCAACAGAACTAAATTTAACTTTACAAGTATAGTAGAATATAATCAGTTCATGTATCTTGTAGATAATGAGTCTAAGAAATTAATTAAAGCTCTTGAAGATCCAGAACTTGCTAACATTTTCTTAGATGCATATTACAATAGATTTGTAAGAGAGAATTCAAGAACAAGAACTGATAGAGGTAGATATAAAAACTACTTATTCAATATTGATCTTGATACATTAGCAAACATTGAAGAAACAAAAATTGATGGTGAAGAAACTATCCTAGATAGAGAATACTTAACTGAGTCAAGAACTCCTGATGTATTTATTCTTAATGAAAAAGGATTCACACCAACAGATTACAATAGAGCGGTAGCAAGCAATAGAGATATAACATTTATCTACCCTGCATCCGTAGCTATGCTACAAGGTAAAGCACCAGGTGTAGGAAGAGCTGTTATTAAAAATATTGCGGGAGATATGACAATTGGATTCCCTGTTGGTCTTAATAGTTTATTTGATAATCTATCAGCTTTAGAACCTCAAAACTATCAAATCATCAAAGATGCCTATGAAAATGGTATCCAAGAGATTAAAGATCTTTTAAAAGAAGGTTTCCAAGTAGCATTTCCATCCGAAGGATTTGGGGATTCAACTAAAATGCCTCAAGAATTATTTGTATATTTATCTAAGAGACTTTATGATGAATTTGGTTTCTTGAATCCTGGATCTACAATGTATGAAGAAGTACAAGATTTAGTAGGAAAAAGACAAGGTATAAGTGATAAGGAAATTCTAGATAGACTTGGTTTAGAAGAAGATCCATTTACGTGTAAAATATAATAAAATGATCTGTAGTTCAAAAGATAACTCAATTAAATTCCTATTAGAAAACGGGGCCACTGATGATGTAAGAAAAATCATTGACATGGCTAAGTTTGATGCAGCCAATGAGAAACTCACAAAGCTTGCTCAAACAAAATACGGTCTAGATACAATGGGAGCAAATCTCTTTAGTGTCGCCTATGAATCTAAAAGATACATGAATGAACCATACTATAGAGAATCTAACTATACTATACCAAGAGCTATCCCAAATGAACCTCTCTTCAATCAATTAGATAATCTCATTGATCAATACGAAAACAGAGAAGCTGTAGAAGAGACTGCTGTAAATACTCCTTTTCAGTTCAAGCTCTTTGATCAGTTTGAAGACTTCCCAGTCTTTGAATATGATCTATCAGATCTACAAAACGCACGCACTAGAGAAATAGCAACAGTCTTAGCAGAAAGACTCTCTATAGGACTCAAAACAAACTACGTAAACATCACTCAACAAGAAGCGAGAAACCTCCTTAAAAACAGCCCTATACCATATCAAGGAGAACCAGCCTTTTACTTTGCAGGCTCCGTCTATACGGTAGGGGAAAATGTCTCAGTGGACACTGTACTACATGAGTTCTCACACCCTTTACTTCAAGGTATCAGACAAACCAATCCCAGACTTTTTAATCAACTTTACTTCCAATTAGCTGGTACATCAGAGGGTCAAGAGATCATCAGAAGAATTCAGAAAGCTTACCCTGAGCTGGAATTTGAATCACCAAGATTCATGGAGGAAGCACTTGCATATGGATTACAAAGAAGAGCATCAGACAGAGTTACAAAACAACTTGAGTCAGATGGATTTGATAGTTTTATCAAGAACTTGCTTAATCAGATCAAGTTACTGCTTAAGAATATATTCGGTAACAAAGTCAAAGTCGCCAAACTCAATGAGAGTACTACACTTGACCAACTAGCAGACATGCTATTGGAAAAGGACTTTGAGTTTGAGACTGATAAGATAACACCGGAAGATGCTGCTGCATTTGTTAGATTTGAAATTGACAGAGCAAAGGTTCTCACAGATAATGCATCATCTAAAGCTGTGACAGATGCAATCAATGCAATGTTTGTTTCTAATAATACTATTCTTGAAAGGGCTAAGAACTTTAAGGCCGACAAGAAGACTGCAGAAGCAGTTAAGAAAAGTTTATTAAGAGAGGGAACATCAGAGCTTACTCCTGGAATTAAAAAATCACTACAGGGATACCAGACTGTGGTAAAGTCTAACAGAAAATCTGTAGATGATGTTATAGACAATGCATTAAATGCTGAGGAAAAAAGACTAAGAGACTTAAATAACAGAGCGGTATCATTAGTGAGTTCATTGGATGTAACCCTGAACATTACCCAGTTAATCCAGAAAGAACTTGAAAGACTTCAGAAGAAATCAAACTTTGGAAGCAGATCTGACATTGCATTACTTGGATTATATAAAGGATCATTAACAAGATGGTATCAATCTATCTCAGACATTGACCAGATTCTTAAGGCTGACTTTAATTTAACTACAGACAATCCATTCTCTAATCTACTTAATGAGATTACTAGAAATATTATCCGTGGGCAAGAGATCATTACAGGTCTCTACAAAGACCATTCAGTACAGTTCTTTGTTGAGATTACTGGATACATGAGTGACTTTGTTAAGGAACAACTTAGAACAGATTTAGGCAATGCGCTAAAAGGAGTGCTTACTGAAAATGAGTTTGAGGATTTCTATAACAAAATTGTACAGCAAAAAGTAGAAGATAGTGATTTAGAAGCTCTAGCTAAAAAAGGCGTAGAAGTAAAGTATATCAACAACTTTATTGATAGATATAATTACTTTGTTGTTAATGAGAATAAAATCCAGGATATCCTTGAGGGTAAATTTAAAGATGTCAGCATCATCAATAGATTCATGGAGAGTTATTCTTCTAGTACTAGTCCTATAGTAGGTTCATTATCTATTTACATTGAGAACCAGAAGCGTCAGGCTGAGCAACAAATGTGGACTAAGTCAATGAAGTTCAGAAAGAAGCTTGAGTCTTTACTCCCTAAAGTTGCAGAGTTTAGTAAATGGAATACAAGACAGATGCTTGATCTTGTTGCTGAAAAAGATTCAGTTGCATTCTTTGACAGAAAGACTGGCAAGATGGAAAAGAGGGAAGTATATACTTTCTTAAATGAGTTTGGTAATGGTTGGAGATATGACTTGGATATACTTGAGCATGCTGTAGATGAAGCTAGAAATTCAGGAGATGTAGAAAAGCTTAGACAAGCTATGAAAGATCTCAGAAGATTTAAAGCAGATTACATGCATGATGAATATGTTCCTGAGTACTATGAGAAGGATGCAATCTTTGATTCATCTCCAATTGCACAGGATGCATGGCTAGATAGAAAACTTGCCCTTGATGAATTTAGTGCAGAAGCAAATAAACTTAATAATGAGTTAGAGCGCTTTGAACAGTATGCTACAACGGAGGCTGCTTGGAGAAAATACCAACAACTTTATTCACTCTACTATGAAGATGGTACACCAAAAGTTGATGACCCTGAAAATGGAATCTTTGATTTATCTAAAGCACAAATTTTAAGACAACATAGAGAACAGACTAGAGACTTTCATGAGTTTGTTCCTATTCCAGGTTCACTACAGACTGCATATAATGAGTTTGCAAATTTATTAGAGTCACAAGGAATCAGAAGAGGGGATGAACTGTTTGCTGAAAAAGTAAAAGAGTGGACTAAGCAGAACACTAGACTAGTATATTCTGAAAATTACTATACAAGAGTTAAAGAACTACGTACTAGACTATCTGAGTTACAAGAAAAAGCAAATGCAGCTGTAGAATCTGATTTTGATATCAGTGGTGCATTTAAGCAGATCTCAGATTTAATTTTTGGATTTAAAGATGAGCAGGGTCAACCTGATCCAACCGCACTTGGAGAAGATAGACTTACCACTATTAAAGAGTTACAACAACAAATCAATGATTATAAATTCAACTTTGATAATTCTAGTGGATTAAGTAGAGATGAACTGGATGAACTTAGGGGTTATGCTCAAGCATTAAAGATTCGTAAACTTACCAAAGATGAAGAGAAAAGATATGTCTTTTTAGTTGGTAAACAATCAGGTAAGGGTCTTACAATTGAAGAGATAGCTGAACTAGAAGGAATCTTCTCAGAACTAGGTGACTTATCTTTGAGAGTTCCAACTGAATATTACTTAGATGAACTTAACTACAACTTATCTAAGTATAATGTAGGAGCTATTGCTGAAGACAAAGTCAATGAGTATATTAACTCAGATGAGTTCTTTGATATTCTAGAACAAGATAAAAACTTCTATGAGTGGTTTTTATTAAATCACGTAACTAAAAAGGCATGGAGTACAAAAGAAAAAAGATATGTAGACAAGTTTGAAAGAACTATGGCTAATTCTGTTACTATTCCAAAAGACCCTTCTATGATTAAAACAACAGATATCATAGATGAATCTACTGGAGAGACAATATCTATACTTGGTGTTCCTAACTCTAGACACTCCATCTATACAGTAAAAGATAAATACAGAACTATTCCTTTTGGATTAACTGCTGAGGAGAAAAAGAAATACATTGGTAAAGTAATTGACAATAAAGGAAACTTCTTACCAAAACAGTATGATGGTACCAAGAATGGTGCTAAAACTGATAAGTATATCAATAAGAAATATCAATCTCTAAAACAATCTAAAAGTTCAGCCTTTGAATTACTTGAACTTATTAAAGAATATCACTTATCTAACCAAGAAGGTAAATCAAGTATGGCTAAGCTATACTTAGATATGCCTAGATATGCAATTGACAATGTAGTAGAAGCATTTCAAGCCGGACAGTATGGTGAAAGATATAGCCAGATTAAGTCTAATGTTAGTGAGATGTGGGATCAGATGTGGGGTAAATCAAAAGTAGATTTTGAGAATGGTTTTAACTACAATCCTGAAAACAACTTAGTAAATACTGATTTAAATGGAGAGCAAATAAGTTATATCCCTGTAACAGGTATATACAATCTTGATGCAGATAAAATTTCTCCAGATGTATTTAGAGGATTAATGCGTTATGCATTATCACTTGAAACACATGATGTATTACTTCAGAACTTACCACTAGTAGAGTCATTAATTGATTCACTTTCTAGTCCAGAAGCGCAGCCAAAAGAAATGAATAAGTACCGTAAGGACTTATATAATGCTTATGGAGTGTTAAAGAATGTGACTAAAAAAGATTCAACTAATCAAATGCTTGGTCAGGTTAAGTCTTTATTTGAAAGAGAGTTCTACGGTATCCATAACTCCGATACCTCAGAGAAATATCCAAGAATTACTAAGCTACTAAATGGTATGCAGAGACTATCAGCTGTATCATCATTGGCAGTTAACATTCCATCAGATTTAAAAAACAAGTATGGTGCAATGGTGCAGTTAATTATTGAAGGTGCCGGAGCTGAATTTGTAAACTTGAAAGATATTGCAAATGGACGTGCTTGGGCATTTAAAACTATGACAAGCTGGTCTACAAGAAAAGGAATCTATGCAGTTGGACCACCTGATTTAACAGTACAGATGGTAGAAATTTTTGACCCAGTTTTTAGAAGTACTGATAATACTGGAAGATCAATTAGTAGAAGTCTTTACAAAGATCTCATTGATGGTGAATGGATGTACATGCACCGCAAGTTTGGTGAGATGGAAGTAGGTCTATCATTATTTGGCTCATTTTTAAATGCTCAAAAACTTGAAAGAAAAATGCCAGATGGTAGCACCCAAACAATCAAATATAAAGATGCTTGGGAACAAGATGCTGATGGTATTATCAAACTTAAAAGTGGAATCCATCCAAAGTGGAATAATACACATGTCTATCATAAATATACTAAAGGAGAATCTCTAGATGACATTGCTAAACAATATGGTATTACTGTTGAAGAACTTAAAGCTAAGAATAAAATCAACAGTGTATTAGAATTAGCTGATGGTGATGAAGTGGTTATTGCTAAGTCAGAAGCATTTGATTTATTTAGAAATCAAGTTCAAGGTACCTCAAGATTACTCTTTGGTACATATGATAAATTTGGTCAACCTGAAGGAAATAAGTTTGCTCTGTATAGACTATACATGTTTATGAGAAAATGGTTTACGCCAATGTTTACTAATAGATTTGGTGCTGAACTTGTATGGACTGAAGGTAAAATGCTTCCTAAATTTAACGCAAGATATGACTGGGCTCTTGGTAGAACTAGAAAAGGTTTTTACTTAACTGGATTTAGTGCAATGGTTGAGATGCTTAAAAGCCGTGGTAAAAGCTATAAGTATTTAAGTACAGAAGAAAAGATTGCTTTCAGAAAACTTGCTGCAGATGGATTGTTTATTACTGCATTTGCATTGATGGCATCATTACTCTTTGGTTATGATGATGATGATGAAGAAAAATGGCAAAAGATTGCTGGACGTTCTGAAGCATTTGGAACAGATGGTTATCAAACATATGGCTTCCTTCAAAATCACATGTTAAACTTACTAATGGGTGTACAAGGTGAAACTACTGCATTCATTCCTCTTCCTAAAGTTGGTGGTATTAACTTTGGTATGGATGATTATGGTAAAATGTTAACTTCTACTAGTACAGCATTTGGTAATACATTCTTACTGTATATGCAGTTATTTGGAGATTTACTTAACATGGCTACATTTAATGAGGCAGCTAAGTTCCAAAGAGATGCGGGTCCATATTCATGGGAAGAAAAAGGAGACTATAAGTTCTGGGATCACTTAATGAAAGCATTTGGATTTACTGGTTCAACGGGAGATCCAGAGACTGCAATTAAGAATTTAAGAAATAGTGCAAGTAGAATTGGAATATAATTAATATTCTCCTTCTTCTGCATCTATAAATGCTACTGCTTCATTAGCATCTTTGAACTTAATTATCTCAAATTTACTTTCATCAAAATTATATCTAACTACATATAATTTAGTGATTGCATTGTGTAAACTACACTTTTTGCATATAATACACATGCCTTTACTTGACTTAATCTGATATTTTCTACGGTTAGGAGCATACTTAGATAAGGGCTTTTCTATTTTACATTCAAAGCACTTCAGAGTTTCCATCTGCATCAATTAATGTTTTGATTCTTTTCTTGCCCTTTCCAGCAATAGGAATAGGACTACCTCCTTCATCAATATGTACAAAAGTTATATTAGTTTTTAGAACTAATGTTTGTGAACCTGTATACACATTGTGAGATCTTGCTTCCATATAAAGAGTAACTGAAGTGTTACCAACTTTAACTGGATGACCATATATCTTTAGAAGCTGACTTTCTTTAGCTGCTCTTTCAAAGTTACATTGATCTATACTTACAGTAACCATTCTTGGAGTGTCACATAACTGCATTGCATAACCAGCAGCAGCTGCATCAATCCATGCAAGAAGTTTGCCTCCAAACAAGTTACCATGGAAACCAAGATCAGATTTTTTAATTGGATGAGAGTTAAGGAAAGTCATTTTACTTCAATGAATTTAGATAGGTCTGGTCTAAAATAACCAGGTCCTTTTAATATTTTACCATCTTCGCGGAGAACAGGCTTACCATCATCTCCTAACTTACTCATATTGCTGGCTTGTATTTCATTAAATACATCTTCTATGATGTGTTGCATACCATGCTTAAGAATAGTCCCGCATAAGATATATAATTGATCACCTAGTGCATCTGCTATTTCTACTAGTGAGTTTTTATAACATGCTTCTAAGTATTCATCATTCTCTTCTTTCATAAGAGAGTGTCTAAGATTGAACTCATGTTCATCCAAAGGTCTTGGATACTTACCGTTTTCTTGCCCAAAAGCTTTATGAAATTGTTCTACTGCTTTTAATTGTTCTTTCATAACTCAAAGTTAAAAAAAAAGGGGATAGCCTAAGCTACCCCCCTTTCCTTTTGTGATAATTAATTAACCTTGCTAACAAGGATCTTTAGAAGAATGCTTCATCATCATCTTCCTCATCTGAGAAATCAAATGCAAAGTCATCTTCAGTTTCTATTTGTTGTGTTTCAAACACTAAATGATCTTCTGGTGTAGGTTCTAATGAAACTACTACAGGTTCAATAGACTCATCAATACCATCCATGAAATCACTTTCAGCATCATGTGCTGCACAAGGACTTACCATAACTGACATCTTGGTATCTTTGTTAAGATTAATAGTATCAAATACGGGTGCCTCAAAAGTATTACCCATTGGATCAGTATAACTTACTGTTTCTTCAAGAGCTTCCATTGCTAATGCTGCCTCAACAATTTCAGCTTCAATTTCTTCAGCTTCTGCAATCTGAACTAAAAGATTAGTTTGATTTTCAGGCTGACCATAGTTATTCAACAATGGATCAGTAACTTTTTCTTCTTCTTCATGTTCCACTTCTACTTCAACTGGAAGTGGTTTAGCAAAATTATTTACACTAGAAATAAAGTAGTGAAGAACTCTCTGATCTTCCATCCATGTTTTTGGATGAGAAGACTGCAAAGCAATAGTTACATAGTTATAGAAAGCCCATAGACTACTAGAGTCTTCAAACACATGTGAAGGTTTGTCCATTTGAGATCTTACTGTACTAGCTTGTTCAGTTGTAAGTATCTGATATTCAGCAAACAAGATACCAAGAAGTTGAGCTTGTTTTCTCTTATTCATCTTGATTTCTTTCATTGCATTCTTATCAGCTACTAACTGATCATAATACATGTGTGCATTAGTAATCTGTTCTTTAATTGTAGCTACAGTCTCTTCATCTGCTGTACCAGTATGTTTTCTGGCCCAGCTACCCATGTCACCACAGACCATAGTGGTGCCTGTGTGGTTCACATATGCACCAACACCACACTTAAATCTTACTTGTTTGTTGTAACTATTTGTCCAAGCAAACATCATAGACAACTCAGGATCATTCTGATACTGAAGTCTGTATATACCTTGTGCAATATTGCCATCTGCAGTAGCTCTATACTCTTCAGATACAATTCCAAAACCTGCTTGAGCAAGTTCTGTGTATGCATAATCAATAACTGACTCATGGCTAATTACTGTATAAGAATCTCCATGATCTGGTAGTGGCACACTAATCAAGTGAGCCTTTCCGCATTCTTTAATTTTCTTTGGCATTTTAAAATAAACTTAGTTGGTTTGTACTTGGTTCAAGGTTCTCAATTTCCTTTCTTACTTTCTCTAGGTAATACTTGAGATTAATATCATAGTCCTCAAACTCTTTCTTTTCATAATCAATCATAAGGGTCTGCATCCATTTACCGGCTTCTACTTGTATAGCCCGCATGTCCTCATTGTTCTTTTTAACAATCTTACCACCACTATTAGATACATAGTACCTGATAGTATGTTGTAAAGGAACATCTTGATACTCCCCATTTACTACTTTATGGAAATGGAATGACCAGTCTCCTTTAATCTTAACACCACCACAGTAATCAAATATATCTGTGTTAGCTTTCATAAAGTCTTCGGGATCTATTTCATCTACAAAATAGGCATGTAAAGCTTTAGGAACAATCAAAAAGCTTTTGTTTTTATGCATGGCCAAATCTTTATACTCAAATCTGCCTTTGCATTTAGACTTGCCATCTTCAGTAACAGCAATGTAATTATTTACATCACCCAGAACAATTTTACTATATGTATCATGTTCTAACTGTAGATTAGTCATATCTTCCCATCTCTTGCAAATCTCCATATACTTATCTACATGTTGTCTTGGGATCATTGTCTCAAGACCATCTGTATTTTGCATTAGTGGAATTGCACCGGGAATCTCTTCACAGATCATCTCATATAACATTGATAAACTTAGCTGACCATTAATAGTAATCCTCATTGTAAATTCAGGATCATATAGGAAGCTATTCTCATCATTGCTTAACCCATAGGTTGAGTTTAGGATAATCTTATATACATAATTCTTAGGATCAGATTTAGGAATCTTCTTCCTCTCTTCAAAGAACCATTCATACAGACTGCAGAATTCATCTTGTGGTAAATGTGCTGGAGCCCATTTGTTTCTAATAGCCAGATTAGGATAGAAACTAGTAACGTCAGACGTCATTATTACCATGTCCTCATCAGACTTATAGACTTTACTTCTTCTAGCACCATGGATACCACCAAGACCATAATCAGTCTTGACTCCCTTATACTGTACAGAATACTTAAAGCCTCCTTTAGTCTGACCCGGAAAGATAACTACTTCTCTAAATTTCTTAAGAAGATTTTGAAATGTAGCTGTCTTGAATTCAATATAAGGTAGAATGATTTCATCTACTTTAATGATACTTCTATGGGTTCTCATTTGTCTGAGGTCCCATCTTTTAATACCAGTTTGTTCACTCAGGAACATCAGGAACAACTCCTTAGAAATCCTTGGCTCAGAAGCACTGAAGAGATTAATACCATACTCCTCTGTTAGCTGTCTACGTAACTCAATCTGGCTCTTACTGAGCTGCATGATCTGTTTAGTAGACTTAACATCATTAATACAATATCTAATAACTTCTGGAATCTGATCTGCAGTGATCTTACTGGTATGATGAATAGGCATGTCCATTATGTTATGCCAGTTCATGGTATACTGAATCCACTTTAATGAACTTCTTTTAGCATTATTATCCCAGTGATTTAGTTTAAAGACATCTACCTGGTTAATCTGAAGTTGGTGTGGAGCAAACTCCAAAAACTCCTGACGGTTCTGTCTTCCAATAATATCCTGAGCTTTACCATAAAGCCATTTAGCAATTGACTCTCCTGTGTTATGAATAACAGTGTCTCTATTTCTAAGAATATACTCAGTAATCTGACTGTCAAATCCAAGACCATTAAAAGATACATGCCATTCTTCCCTTGCAATATTATCCTGCAAGAATTCAACAAGTTCTAAGATATCATTCTGTGATTCATGTACTACAAAGATTTCTCTATGTTCAGACTTAATATCCTCAAACACAGCAATAAAACAGTTGCTGAGGGTCTCATAATCCATGACGTAATGTGTTCTACTCATCTGTTATACTTTTAAATAAACCTTCACTAATTGGATCAAGTAACTTTGCTGTTGATATATGTACATCAGCAAATTTTGGCATTTCTGGTTTACAATTTTCACAGTGTCTTACTAATTCAAAATGTATAGGTCCACAACATTCACATGCAATTGGAAAATGATAGTAAGTCCTAGTTATATTACCAACTTGTTTACAAATACTGCAAAAATCTCTTTCAAGAACTCCCATATCAAAATAGTTTAGCTATTGGATCTAATAAATCAGACCTTCTTATTTCAAGAAAAATGTTAAGTGGAAGAAACTTAATTGGGTCCTCTGCATGTTTGTCACAGAGATGATGTACTTCAGTATGAAATCCTCTACAGCATGCACACTTTAATCTAGTTTTTACTGTAACTCTTTTGGTATCTGTGTCCCAGCAACTAAATCTAGAATCACATTTCTCATGCCAAGTTGAATATGCTTTACTTACTTTATAAGTTACCATAATAAGAATGTTCAGTTAAGCTGTCCCCCCGTTACCGCATAAAAAAAGGTAAACTATACATTTACCCTTTTTTACTGTTTTCACCCTTAATTAATTCACATTATGAATTGATGAAGCTAAGATAATCAAAATCTTTATTAATAACAACTAGGTTGATTAAATTTTTAATTGATTCTGCATCACTAATGTAGTATTCTTGAAATACTTCAAGTTTGTGACGTTCTTGTTTCATTCCTTTTGTTCCTGTAATAGGTTGTCCATACTCATCAAGCTTAGGAAGCATCTGCAATGTATTTCTCTTTTGTTTAGAAATAACTACAAATACTTTGCTTTCTGGGTCATAGATACACTCTACATAAGGGGAAGCCTCCGAAACTGGAATGGCTCTAAAACTTGGCTTACCACTCCACTCAGAGTTAATAAGCATCATACTATTTTCCATTTATTGATTTTTTTAGTAAATATACAAATTTATCTAAACTTTTAAACTTTCTAAGTTTGCAACCTCAAGAATTAGTGTTTCTTTATCAATATTTGGTTTATCACAAAGTTCACCAACACTAATCAGCATTTCTTTATCTACACCAAGTATTTTTGCGTAATCATCAAAATGAAGTTTTGGATATAAATATCCTTCAACATACATGTAATTACCACTAGTTTTGTCAAAAAAGTTTAGAATCTTCTTTTTAATTGGATCACTAATTTGACTATAACGTCCATTAATAAAATGTGTCCAATCTACAATCATATCACTAAAATCAAAAACTATTACTACTGTTTCACTATTAACTTTTACTAAATCATGTAGTCTTGAATGTTTAAGCAAAACATTCTTTTCAAATTGTTTATATTCTACATCCTGTCTTAAGGGATATATACAAACTAATTTGGCATCCTCAGGTACAATAGTATCATTCCAAGCAAGATAAGTCTCACTTGGAATAACACTTGTACCTCTTTTTATGTCCAAGAGCGGATACAAAAATACCTTGGACTTTTGAAAATACTTTCTATAAACTGTAGTAATTGGCATAATTAAAGTGTTACGTTCCCTAAAGCTAATTCATATGGTAACTTGTATTCTTTGTTTACATAGTGATACTTTATTCTATCTTCTATGTCTTCAAAGTCAGCTAACCACATTTCTAATGTTTCTTTGCTTACCTGGTACGGATACACTTGGTTGTACTTATCAATTACTATGAATGTAATTACTATATTCCATTCAACAGCATCTGGAAGTTCTTTAATGAAACTCTGCCAGGCAAGCTTGTGATAAATGGCAGCCTGAATCCAATACTTATAATAGCTTACAGACTCTGGAAAAGATGCAAT